TGCAACAATCAAAAGAGGGTGAGCGCTTAGGCAACGAAGCGACGGGAGTTCGCCCGCAAATAGCCGACAACATTCGGCAACCTGTCAGTAGCAAGGTTAGGAGCTACAGGTTAAACGAACGAGAGCCCTGCAAATAGCAGGGGACTACAAAAGCCGAGTCTTGGGACTATACGCGGTGACCCCTAACGGGAGAGCGGATGAGTACAGCGGTAAACAAGTAGCACAGCTATGCGTATGTGACAACGTGTAGCTGTGTGTATCAATACTACAGCGCAACGGCGCAAATTCAATACAACTATAGCAACGACGCATGGTGCGGCAAGCCTAGATGACCGAGGTCGCTAGTCTCGCAGGGGGTTCGAGTCCCCCCGTTGTTCTAACTCTTAAAAACACAACAACCATGAAGATTATTTTCACCAACGAGGAAGCACAACAACACTTCCACAGCGCAATGTGCAACGGACTAGGTTACATCGCAGGTTATGACCTAGAACTGCGATACAACCAAAAGCACTATGACGAAGCCAAGAGCAAGCTAAAGCAGGGCAAAGAAGGTGCTCCTGCATTTCCTGAAATGGCAATCTGCTATGAGGACGTGCTGATGCAGATTCTGCGCGATGGCCACAGGTTGTTCCTGATGGATTACAACGAGGCAACTAGACACGACATCAAGCTACAGGACGTGTACGACAGGATTTCTGAGACACCGATTCGCCACCTTCTCAACCTGATTGAGGAGAACGATGACGCAGAGACTGCGGACGTGATATTGCAGACCGTCTTCCTAGGGGAGGTGGTGTACGGATAACCGATAAACAGGCATGGTGCAAGAGGGGGTTCGATTCCCCCTCCTGTTTCTAACACTTAAAAAATCAACAGCTATGACAAAAGCAAAGAGAGAACAACTGACTACGGTCATCGAGCAGTACCAAGAGGTGCTATTCAAGAAAGCAAGAAACAACGAGCCAATTGATTGGCGATATGTGGATGCATTCCTCCACTTCCTTCGAAATGAAATCACACCCGACGTTCGTATCAAACTTAATAAAGATAGAGAAGAATGAAAACACTCCAATCCCTCGCATCATTCGCAATGGTGCTGTTCTTCTTCCTGACCTCGATAGTTGCGCCAATGGCCGGCATTTGGTTCTTACTGCCGCTGACTATCCTGTGCCTGAACCTGAGCCTGAACCTATTCGTGCAAATTCATAATTCCAAGTAACATGAGAAAGAGATTCTTCTTCCGCCGCCCGTCGAAATTCGCATTCGACATGGTGGTGACAATCAACGACGACAGGCATGAAGCAAACTTCATCGCCTCCATGGTGCGTAAGGGCTACGAGGTAGTTGCACCTGAGGTATACAGCGCGGAGTACTCTTCGCTCTATCAATTCAAAAACACTAGACTCTCATACGGGGGTCGCAAATACTGATAACATGAACCACGCAGAATTCATCCAAGCACTGCGCTCCAAGCGCACACTCTATGCCTACGTAGCAATCAACGCTGACTGCGGCATCCACATCAAGCAATCCAAGGCAGAATGGCTCAAGATAGCCAAAGGACTGCACCTTGACAGCTACGACGTAGTAATGACTGACACATCAATCTATATCAACTAATATGAAAGCAACAATCGAAATCACATCATCGAACTACGGGTTCGAACACAATTGGACGCTAGTGTGTTCAACACCCAAGGCAACCAAGCACTTCTTCCTAGGGCAGGACGTTAAGTTCTGCTACCGAGTGCTAGGCATGAGTCCTCGCGAGGTTGTATTGGCTATCGGCACTGACAGGTTGTACACCAAGTCAGACCGAATCAAGCTAGCCAAGTTCATCTGCTCTACGCTAGACATCAACGGACGTACAATGAAACAATATGAATCATGGTCGCTATGCGCCCAATAAACCAACAACACTATGGAAACAACTGAGAGATTCGCACGCATATGCAGTGCAACCAACGAGGGCATGAACGAGGGCTACCTGTTCGAAGAGAACCTCATGTACTTCATCGATGAGCATGACGCACTGAATTACGCCAACGAGATTGGCTACGAAGACCTTGACAAGGCATACGACGATGGCGCGTACTGCTACACCGAATGGGATTGGGAAGACGAGGGCGAGTGGTATGAGAAGCACGATGGAGTATGGTATGAATGTACCGACAACAGCAAGGTCGAAGTTAACATGAACAGCAACCTATTTTGGAAACAATAACAACTAAGCAATATGGACAACATCAAAATCACAGCAGACGGCTTCGTGTGGCTCATCGTCACGGACGTAGCAGAGAAACTTTACTACAGCAACGCTATGCAGGTTTACCGCCTGTACGATGACGGCACTGAGGCGCTTATTGAGAACTTCAGAGACCTGCAAGATGCATTGGCAGTAGGCAACGACATCGGGGTCGAGATTGCGCCATTATCATCTCTCGTGGACTCGTACAAATACCAACACGGGAAATGAGACTATCGATCATTTTTGTAGCCATACTCACAGCGGGGCTGTGGGTTGGCTCTTCCCTAGACAAGGAAGTCCTGCTGCATGAATGCGTACAGCAGAGCGAAGGCACTGACGCAGACTGCGAGCAGTGCTACTACAAAGTATACGGAACATACCCAAACCAATAACAACATGGACAACATCAAAATCACAGAAGAAGGCTTCGTGTGGCTCATCGTAACCGACTCAGCCAAGGAACTATTCTCATCGGGAGCGCTTGCTATCTACGAAATCTTTGAAGACAGCGATTCTGAAAGCAGTTCGTTGGCCGACCTAATACTTACCCGCGAACATCTCGACAAGGCTCTCGAATCGGGCAACGAGATAGGGGTAGAGGTAGCATGGCTACCCGCACTAATCAATTCATATCAATATCAAAATCTATAACAACATGACAACACAAGAATTCATTAAGCAACTGACCGCAATGCAGGTCGCAAAGTATGAGAACGACACCATCTACATGGCCAATGGCCTAGAGATAACCTACCGCGTCGAGATAAGCGAGATGCTCCTGAAGGACGACGCTATGCCACTGCAAATGACCCTGCGGGTATCTTTCCACGGGGCTTACGTTATGACGTGGGGCGCAAGCAACAGCGACGACAACAGGGAATTAGTCCAATGGTGGATTAGAGACCGCAGTTGGGCTAGGAACAAGTCACGCGAGGTCGAGCAGGAAAGGGCAAAGGTTGGCTACGCCTTGCTCATGCAGGAGCTATAAGGTAAACTGATGAGGCTTCAATAGCCGAAACCACAGGTCTCCTGTGGTCTTTACCAATAACACAATAACATGACAACCCAGAAACTCAACGAGCAGGCCAACGATATGTTGGTAGGACTCACAATCGAAAGCACAGGCGAGAATTGGATTAAGCTAGGCAACGGGCTTATCATCTACCTAGCCGACGACGAAATCGAACACCTCAATTCATTTTAAAAACAACACAGCTATGAACAACGGAATCAAACCATTCGAGGTTGTAGAAGGCAACCTCCAAGCAGTAAAAGACACAAGCGATTGGTCGAATGAAAACATGTGGACGCTATACATAAAAACTACTCATGGCTATTACGAACACGTTCAATGGATGAGCGTGTATAAAATCCAACAATTCTTCAAAACAAAGCTACCCGTGTACAAAGCAAAGGGTAATCACAGCGCTCAATATGAACTAGCACAATAAACACAACGCAAATGAAAATACTATTCTTCGCAGCCATGATGCTGCACGAGCACAACGCTGAAATGCGCTTCAAAGAGATGCAGGACGACGGCACAATCGTGTACGAAGGGGAGGACGAGGACACAGGCAGAGCGATGTTCACTATCATTCTTCCTGACACGACCATCCATTACGCTTACGAGGCCGAGGTCAAGCAGTACATTAATTCCGGAATATTCACCTATAACGACCAACTAAAATGAAACACACACTTCGCATTGAGCCACTCCTTTGGCTCGCCTACATCGCCGCAATCATTACAGCGGCTGTACTCATGAGTTCATGCAGTACCTCGCGTCATAACAACTACCAAGACCACCTGCGGTCAGCACCGACTCAGAATTGGGTGCGCCATGACAATGGCGGGTGCGGTTGGCACAACTAACATGGCTATGGAGCAAGCGGGGGTTCGAATCCCCTGCCATGTTCTCTGCTCACAGCAGGCTCGTAATGCAACGAGGGGAGGGGAGCGGCAACGGCTCGCACCCTCCCTACCTGTGAGTTAACATTTCTTAACAAGTGTAATTTAAACTTTAATATACTTTTGTACCACTTAAAACAACAGCAACATGACGCAAGAACAAATCAAACGCAGGCTCCTGTTCATCATCGATGACGCGAGTCGTTTACTTCTACACCTAGAGTCAGGCAAAGACATGAGCGAATTCACGGGCTTTGCTGACGACGGGTACACACACCTGTCAAACATCCAAATCGCAGCAGACCTAGAAGACACGGAGTCTGATGCATGGAAGGATATTCAATCCATGGATGGCGAAACAATGGAGCTAGTCACTAGAGCCTTCGGCATGGAAGAGCAGATGCTCAGACAACTTGCTCTCCAATCCGACGAGGATAACCTAGCAGCACTAGCCAACGAAATGAATGAAATCAAAAATAAATAATCAATATGAACTTAGCACAATTTACAACGCAGATTGCTACCACGGGTGGAGCAACCTACAACATCACGACAGGCGACAGCCCAAACTCAGGCTATGCCGCATCAATGCAGGGACACGAGAAGGTCATCAATCTTCCTGACACATGGGATTCCATGTCGAGCAGTGACAGGGGAATGTACATCAAGCAGCACGTCCTTGACTTCATCGTAACCAACGGGACTCAGCTAGAGACTGCATGGGATTACATCGGAGCATGGACTCATGAAGGCAACATCTACCTCGATGTGACCCGCGTGTTCGATGGACTCTACGATGCTGTCTTATTCGGCATCCTGAACAATCAGAAGGCCATCTACGACTTCAACCGAGACGAGTCAATCGAACTGCCCGAAGGTCAGACTCACGGCACAATGACTCAGGCGCTCGACTACGCTAAGATGACAGCAACAGCAATCTCACACAAAATCCTCACCGGCCATGCTTGATTCAAACTACCACAACTCTAGCTTCGCTACGTTCGTGAAGCGGACAGCAAAAGACACCCCCCACTCGAAGATTACGCTTCGGGTGGAGGAGGATAACGAGGACGGCATCGTCAGCGCTTATGCCTACGACCAATTCGAGGACTTCCTTGACTTCTTCTCCTACATGGATAGGTTCGAGGTAGAAGAGGACGCTGACACAGCAATCGAAGAGTATCAACTAGACATCGAAATAACTAAGTAATATGAGCAACAATAAATCAATTGCACACGTGCAAAACCAAATCATGCTTTCATGGAAAGCCGTGATGAACTATGAAGAACAACTGAGAACGATCGGTCACGACCAAATCATCGAGGACTGCATCGCAGTAGAGAAGGAGAAGGTGTACATCTATACCACTATCCTCAATCAGCTAGAGACCTCAGTCAACCAAGCCAAGGCCATCCTCAAGGATGCCGGCTACTACGTTGACAACCTGTGGCACGTCGATGACGTGAAGGGCTTGAAGGATATGAACGATGACGATGCATACGCCATCCTTGATACAATCCTTTCAGGTGACTACATCATAGAAGACATCGCAAATTCAATTAACCAAGCAACTCAAACGCTATGACATACTACCACAACTACGACGAATGGAAGTTGTCCAATCCCGATGACGATGGACACTACACCGAGGACACCAAGCCTCGCATTGAAGAGCCAATCTATTTCAAGTACCAAATGAAATGGAACAGGAGACACTTCTACGGCATGATTACTACCTCAGGATACGACATCAAGATATGGAATATCGGAGGACTCAGAACGATAGACATTGACGAAATCGAGACCTATGTTGAGGACGTGTACAGCGAGATTGATAGAGTCAAGTCCAACTACGAAAACTTCGAGTACATCACCATGCAGGAGTTCTACGCGGAGTTCGAGCAGGTTCATTCCAAAATCCTAAAGATTGTACAAGATGAGACGAATCGTTGATTCCATCGTGTTCACTCTAATGATGTGGCTTCTTAAAGATATTGACAAATGATATTAGACTATCGAACAGGCGACGACATCATCGCCATCAGAGACCACTCTCAGGGTGTGTTCTTCAAGGGGGATGTGTTCACGGCTATTGCCCTGCAAAGGAATAGCTGTGGATGCATCTTCGTTGTGGACATAGGTTTGAAATCTGACAGGAGATTTACAAAGTGTCCTGTATGCGATATGAACGACGAGAAGACCGACAACATATGGTGGGTCGATGCTCGTTCATTCCGGAGACTGCTATCCCGATCGGAAGAGGCAGACCTCGCAGAAGTACTAGAACAGGTGCTTTCAGAGCCGCTAATTAACACTAATTAGTTTGAATTTAGTTGAGAACCTAGAAGTTACACTATATTTGCAATCTAAATGACACGGCTGTACAAAACCAAAGATGGCTATGAAGTTGTCAAACATTCGCGTGACGTTTATGCAATCACAGGCAAGCACGTCAAGTATGTGGGCAAGGTATCATCAAGCTATCAATCGAGCGGGCGACTGCTCAAGAGTATACCAAATGAAATCAAAACAATATTCTTTAACATCCAACGCAATGAATAATCCTCCGTATTGGGTTATCTCGATTAACCCTAACCTGACCGGCAACATCGAAACCTTCGGGTCATACCCTGACGCATGGAACTATTGGCGCAACATGAACCTCAAACCCAATGGGCTGATGTTTATGCTCATCGAGAATGAGAACGTGGCCAAGGAGTTCTGCGATTACCACAACTTACAATTTACAAATCAAATAACACAACAATCATGAATTGGAATCTCCAACAACTATGGAATGAATGCGTTTATTCCCAACAGCGTGCGCTTGAACCACGCGACTACTGCTATGCATCTGAAATCGGACAGCCTTTGGTTGACCGCTACCTCAAGATGAAAGCCGTTACACCAACCAACCCACCCAACATGAGAAGCCTCCGCAAGTTCGAGGCCGGCAACCTTGTAGAGTGGGTAGTGCGCTACGTTCTCGAACGTGCAGGACTCATCAACAACACCCAAGAACGTGTGATGGTCGAGTACCCCAATATGCTCAAGGTATCGGGTCGCCTCGACTTCCTAGCCGGTGGCAAGATTGACATCGAACGTGCCAAGCAGGACATCACCTCATCGCACCTGCCGGAATCTATCCAAGCGTCCTCCCTGTACATCGCAGAGAAGCTGCATGAGAAGTTCGGTGACAAGGAGCTTGAGAAGAAAGTCCTAGAGATTAAGTCCTGCTCATCCTTTGTCATGGACATGATGGAGAAGACTGAGAAGCCTATCAAACACCACCGCCTCCAACTCTTCCACTACATGAAGGGACTCGGTCTCAATGGCGAACTCGTGTACATCTGCAAGGACGACCTACGAATGATGTGCTTCCAGTACGAGCCATCGGCTGAACTAGAGGCTGAGTACCTAGCAGACCTTGAGAAGATAACCTACTACTTCAACAAGTCAGAACGCCCGCCACTTGAGAACCACATCATGGTTGAGGATGGTAAGTTCAAGAAGAACTTCGGCATCGAATACTCCAACTACCTCAAGTTCCTGTACGACTTCGAAGAACCCCGTGACTACGCTGACTCAGTCAAGTCTCAGGTCGCACGTTGGACTCGCGTCATTGCACGTTATGCCAAGGGCGATAAGATTACAGCAAAGAACGAAGAGGTACGCACTGAGATCGAAACAGCCGGATATAACTTTAATCAAATCGTAGAACAAGCCAAGCAGTTTGGCGTAACCGAAGAGGAGGACGAAGCATGACAAAAGATATGTTCATGAAGTGTTGTGAAAGGATGAAGACAGCATCCAACAACATAGACGCAGTATACAAACTCAACATCGACCTGCACGAGTTTATGGATGACGAGCATTGGGTGGTTCAACACCTGTGGAGCGTCATCCTGACTCCGGAAGGATACGACTGGTTCTCATGGTTCATGTACGAGAAGGCATACCTGTACGAACTCAAGGAGGACATGAAGGCATGGGATGAGAACAAGAACGAGATATGTCAGACACTGCCTGACCTGTACAATTTTTTAGTAATCAATAATCATTTTTATACATCAACCAAATGACAATCCAATTAGAAACAACCCACAACTTGGGAGACTTTGTGTACTTCATACACAACGACAAAATCACAGCAGGCACTATCTACAGAATAGACGCAACTCTTGATGAAGATGGTCAAAGCGCATTCCTGTTTGTTAAAACAAAAGACCACAACTCCGTAGTGATACGTCCCCACAAAGTATTTAACTCACGCCAACAACTAATCGACCAATTATGAAAATCAAAGTAGAAAGCGGATACCCCGCACCAACCCGATCGACAGCCCGTGCCAAGTACCCATTCGCAACTATGGAAGTGGGCGATAGCTTCTTCATGAAGTCATCCTTCCCCGAGCATGAACGTGGCCGTGTGTCGGCAGCAGCCTGTGCCTATGCCAAGAAGCACGGAGTCAAGTTCTCTACCAAAGTATTCGATACCGGAGTTAGAACGTGGAGGATAAAATGAAGCACAACGGAGTAATCACACCACAGGGGGCATTGCGAATCTACAATCGCCCCCTCTTCGATGAGGAAGTCAGAGCCATGTCCCGTGAAAAGGACTTGGCTGTGACCATCGAAGTCAAACTGAAACGCAGGTTCCGGTCAGACGTGCAGAACGCATACTACTGGGGCGTGGTCATAGCGATGATAGTGGAAAGGCTCAGGGAGCTTGGCCATGACGTTGACCGTGACCTCGCGCATGAGTTTCTCAAAGGCCGGTTCCTTTACTCTGAACTCACCGACCCGAATACCGGTGAGTTGATGAAAATCCCACGCAAAACGTCGGAACTTGCAACAGGCGAGTTTATGGATTACCTTGAACACGTCAAGCAGTTCGCTGCTGAGACACTTGATTTGTACATACCCGATCCTAATGAACAGCTAGAGATTGGGTGATTTCAAAAGAAAAGACAGAGAAAAGAAACAAGTCAAGAAGAAACCTAAAGAGAAGAAAAGAAAAAGCCTCCCCCCGTGAAAAACAAACATCTCCGCCCCGCATAGGGGCAGGTGTCTGATCCAACATACTCTCGCATGAAGTGTGGCCTATTGCACCGACAAGGCAGATTCGGATGGATGGGGGACGGGTAAAAAAAAAGCCCTCGTCTGGTAGTCCGAGGGCGTTTTGAGTTGAGAATTAGATTTCTCATCTTCCCACATTGCACTGCTACCAGACACTGCAATGTGAGAACAGGACAAATGTATGGAGGTCACACTCCGGAAGTCAAAAAAAATAATTGCATTAACAATACACACGAGTTATATTTGTAAAAATAAACAGCCATGATAAGCGCAATAATAGTATCAATCCCCCTGTGGATAATCGCTCTCGCATTGCGAGACCTGTCTAACCAAATAAAAAAAGGAGGTGAGCAATGAGTAAAAAAGAATGCCGAATCATAAAGACCACGCTGCCCAATGGCCGAGAATACTACACCATCGAACAGAAGAAAAAACGTTTCTTTGGCGGCTATAAGTGGAAAGAGGCAAGCCTTTGGGATGACGAATGCCTGAGGACTTTATACGACACCTTGGAAGAAGCCCAAGAAAACCTGTGTTGGTATGACGGGACAGAAACAAAAAGAGAGATTGTAAATACATCACCTAAAATCGTTTACTCCTATGAAAGCGACAATCGAATTTAACCTACCGGACGATCAGGCCGAGTACGACCTATGCAACAAGGCTCAGGAGATGTCACACGCACTCAACGACGTGAAGGAATACCTCCGACGCAAGGTCAAGTACGAGGAGATGCCAGCCGACAAGTGGGAGCTGTGCGATGAGATATACCAAGAATTTTACAGACTACTTGAACAAAACAACATCAAACTATGATAAACATATCCAACAAGCCATCCAAGCAAGTCGAGTACTTTGCCGGCACAATTACCATGTCTTTTCCTGATGTTAAAAACAAGGAATGGACGTTCACGGTCTTGCGTACAACGAACGGAGTCACTACCTTTGACGTAGAAATCGATGAAGCACAATTCTATGAACACTTTGAGGGATGCAGCGAGGCGCAGGACTTTGCGGTTGGCACTCTCAAAGAGACCGTCAAGGCGAACTTGGCTAAAGAACAGGCAGTGTGGAAACCTGCCGAAAAATAATATAGCGTATGAAGGTGAGGAATAAGAAGTGCCGGATCTGTAGACAGGAATTCATTCCCAAGTACAGCACAATGCAGGCAACGTGCGAGAACATAGAATGTATGCTCGCCTATTCCTCCAAGCAGAAAGATAGGAAGGTTAAACGAGACCTGAAGGTCATGAAGGAGCGGAACAAATCCGTATCACAATGGCGCAAGGAACTACAGCAGGTGTTTAACCAATTCATTAGGCTTCGTGACCAAGGGAAGGGGTGTATATCCTGCGGAAAGAAGCTACAGGGTAAGTACGATGCCGGTCACTATTTCAGTGTCGGCTCGTACCCAAACCTGAGATTCCATGAGGACAACGTACACGGCCAGTGCGTGGAGTGTAACCAACACAAACACGGTAACCTGATCGAATACGGCATCCGGATTGAGAAGAGGATCGGGAAGGGAAGACTGGAAGAACTACACGCCCAAAGAAACGGAAGGCTCAGCCTACCGCTTGACATGATAAAAGAATTGATATATCAATACAAGGACAAAGTAAAAGAGATAAAAAAATGATTGATCCACCGACTTGGGAAGACCTAGGTTACGCTAACTTTGAATGACATGGACAAGACCAAAAATATATATACCTTAATTATTCTTGCGCTGAGCGTGGTGATCCTATTCGGAGTATTCTTTATGGTATTCCGGATGGGTATTCTCCACAATAGTTCAGAGAACGAGGCCGTGGCCATTGAACGCCTAAACGAAATAAACGAAAAGTACGTAGCACAGATGGACTCTAACCTGCTCGTAGTAACGGCAACCAAGGCAGCACTTGACTCGTTTATGGTACAGGACCAGCAGCAGTTCATGCTTGAACAGGAACGCATAGAGAGATCACAAAAAATTGTTTCACGAATACCTCACCTACCCAATGACTCGCTCAAGACTTTATACGTTAGCTCTTGGAATTATCTTCTCAATGAGTATCGTAATGGGAAGTTACGCCCAGCCAACTAGTACCCCACAGCTTCCTAGGGAGGCTCAGGAGGTCATATCTGCTGCTGCCGAGACCATCCGTCAGGACAAGGTGACGATCGAGTCCCGTTCGCAGCGTATTCAAATGATGAAAGACCAAATCGAGGCTGCTCAAGTAGCACTCGACCTTGCTATACAGAATGGTGACCTGTGCGAAGAGGTAAGACAAAACCAACTCGCTGAGATTCGCTTCCTCAAGATTCAGTACACCGACATGAGATCAGAAATGAAAAAGGAGCGTAGAAGAAAGATATTTTGGAAATGTACAACGATCACCTTGTCTGGTGTTTCGTTGTATTTGTTGTTGTTATAGTTGTGTTTATTGTTTATTGTTAAAAGAAAAGGGAGGCCAAGCGTGGTCTCCCTTTTTGATTTAAAACATTGAGTTTATTATCGAGTCACAAGGATGCTCGCCTCGTTGTTAGCCGGATTGCTGTCAGGCAAACCATTCAACTCAGTCACACGGATTCTCCATGTGTTTGGAAGCGTACCCTGCACGCTAGATGACCACACGGTTCCACCCGTGGTTGAACGTCCTGGGAGTATTGTCTCAGTACGGTTCCATGTGCTTTGCCACTGACCATCAAATCCTACCACAGCCTTCCATGAAGTGATTGGGGCAGTTCCTCTGTTGGTTATCTTGTATCGAATACGTACACGGGTTGTGTCAAGCCACTCAAAGCCCGTAACCTCAGCCTGTGCATCTAGGCTCTGTGTAGGAGGGGTTGGAGTAAACACGGTGATTGCAGTCTGAGCAATGTTGTCGTTCTCGTTTGATTCATTGACCGCATTGTTAGGATCAATGGTCAATACAAACTGACAAACTCCGCTGATATTGTTAGGCACTGTGTAAGGAATGTTAGCCGTGAAAGAGGTCTGACCTTTTGGTATTGTCACGGTTCCGGTGTAGAAGTTCAAGATAGCGCCGTTCGGATTCTTAAATGAGATCACGATAGGGGCAAGCAAGTCTCCTGACAATGGCTTATCCACCAGTACAGAGTAAGAAACGCTAGTTGTAGTTCCAGCCTCTGCGTTAGCAGCAGAACTGATTACTCCATATGCATTGAACACAATCTGTGGAGGTGGAGGAGTTGTACCTGCGGCAAGAGACACGGCAGTATTAGCGTCAATCACACCGAAGCCAAGCTCTGCTGATCTTCCGGTGGCATCGTAAGCATATCCACCCACCTTGCGAGATGAGTTCTTCAGAATATCACGCACCTGCACCTCTGTAAGGTCAGGGTTCTTAACGAGTACAAGACCAGCAACAGCAGCCATAGCAGGGCATGAAGCAGACGTACCGCTAAATCCACGATATGAATCTGGGCCGTAACCATCAGCTCCTGTACGATCCACAGTCAACAAGGCCGCTCCGGGAGCAGCAGCGAATAACTTAGGGCCGTAGTTACTGAAAGAAGCACGGGTATTGTTTTGAGTGCTTGCACCAACAGCCATTACCGATGGGTAAGAGGCAGGAAGCTGAATGAAGTCTGACTGAGACTGATTACCCGAAGAGGCGAAGAGTGGAATACCCTTTCCGTTACGGGCAGATGTACGTGCCGCTGTCAAAGCGTTGCTGAACATTGGATACCCAGAACCAAGGCTACCCCAAGACATAGACATGGCAACACAATTAGGATTTGCAATAGCCTTGTTTACCGCACGGGTAATGATTGTGTCCGATGTTCGGAAGCTACCTCCCGAAGTGCTGTCGTACCCGATGTGGAGGAACTGCACCTTCAAGTGGTTGTTACCAATGGCCTTTACTCCGATACCGTTGCCAGTGTTGGCTGCGATAACTCCGGAGCAAGCTGTTCCGTGCTTTTCGAATTCTGAAATAGGATTAACGTCAGCAGCGTCAGTCACGCAGTTCCAACTAGCAGAGCTAATCATACCAGCCAAGTCCTCGTGGTTTGTCTCGCAAGCAATGTCGAGTACGGCCACGTCACCAACGAAGTCTGTGTTGATTTGATCCCATGCCTCTTGACACTTCATGTTTGGAAGATGCCAGTGTGCAGAGTATTCGTACTCAGCGTGTGCAGTCATAGACACGATGTAGTCAGGCTCCACGCTAATGAAATGACCTGTAGCCATAAGGCTGCCGTAGAATGAATCGAATGTGGCGAATGCTGGGGTTTCCACGAAGAATGTCTTGGACATTTCAAATGAATCCTTCACAACGATACCACTAGCGGCAAAGTACTTTTGCGCCTGATCAAAGTCCTTGGCAATTACAATCGCCATACCTGTGTCGATGTGGTCAAGCGATTCGTCCACGCTGTTAGACTGAGATACCTTGGCAGGATCTGGAGTTACTGGTTGCTCGTCACGGAACACGATGATGCCAAATGGCTCATGCACCTCAACCACGTTCGGTTTGTTTTTGTTTTTCTCAAAGGACGCCTTGTCCTTGAATTTTACTGAATTTAAACTCATTATTTTGTTTTTATGTTTACCCTCTAAAACGAGTGGCTTTCTTCCACCTCGTTATGTGTGTATTCTTGGATAATGGTCTTATCTTGATGTAAACCCCGTCTCGTGAACGGCTGTCTCGCATCCCCTGCTCGTTTGTGTTTCCCTCAATCGTCCTTATGGAATGCTCGCCAATCCTGTCTACAATCCCGGTATGACCAATGCCCTTAAATCGTTTGCCCTTAAAGTTAGAGTACGTAAATGTAGCAACAAGAACATCGCCATCTTGGAATAACCTGTAAAATTTACCGTCAGTGAAGACAACATCCTGTTTATTGTAAGCCGTTGGTGACCAGCCTGTTATGTTGCTTGGTATTCCACATTCATCCAAAATGGCCCTGACAAAATAGGCACACCAAGCATGACCGGGTTTCCACCCTACAGCAGCCATCATCTTCTGGAGTTCTTTATCTCCAAAGCCTTGGTTGTTGCCTCCCTTCTCCTTTACTCCGACAAAAGATGCGGCAGTGGCGCGGACGCAGTAGCCGTCATTATCAGCCACAATGTGAATAGGAAGAGCAAGAAAAGCCCAAAGTAAACAAGTAGATATAATTTTATTCTTTCCCATGGTGATGCGGAATATTCAACCTCTTTCTTCGCCTCCTTGGAGTAGAAGTAGTTCTGTATTCCACGGAAGTTCATGAACGATCCTAGGAACACCACAAAGTTACCAATAATCATGATAAGTACGGCAAGAAGAACCTGCTGTATGTACTCCGTGGAGATGAGTCCGTCGCCGAAATATTCCGCGCTGTAGGACCCCGCGAGTAGGAATAAAAAGAACGCTAGGGGGATAGTCCATATCCCGTCGAAGAGTTGAAGTTTGCGAAGAATCTTTTTCATATAAGCGTTAGGTTTAATTGAGCTGCCGCAAGCGTGTAAGCCTCTGAATTAGAGTCGCCGCTGCTTCCCCAATCAATGTAGGTCTGGTCTTTAAAAAATATTTGCCCTTCATAAATAGACGAACCATCTACATCCAGTAGCTTGTATATCAAGGCCGCTTGGGTTGATAGGTCGTCATAACTAATGTAAAGGCTCAAGGTAACAGCTGTCTTTACATCGCCATTACTCCAAATGTCCAAAGGTTGTATATTTCTCATAATTGTTCAATTATAAATGATACTGAAACTACGACTGCGCTTACGTTGGTGTGATTGTTTTGTAATCTAAAGACCAACTTATCTCCAGCTACAGCCGTAAAAGTGTCGGTTGTATTGCTGCGTACACCACTTAATCCCAAGGCGGGGACACTAATCGATAACGCAGTATTGACTCCGTTTTTTGCAACACTAACTTCTAATGATCCGCCAGCACCTTGTTGATTTGAAGTGTGTAAATATAGATTTTTGACTGTTCCTCCAAATGGTATAGTAAACTCGCGGTTATTAAAATTAGTATTGAATGCAAGAGTCCCTGAGGTAACAACACCATAAGTAGTAGTACCTGCTAACACTGTTGCCACAAATGCAGTTCCATAAGCAACCACCCCGTAGGGAGTAGTGGCAAGCAATTCAGATTTTAAAGTTGCCGCTGTAATTGCGTCAACGGTATTGTCCGCGTTAATTCGTATGTAACGAACCGCACTAGGGTTAGGTAGAGTTACTAGTTCAAGCCCCACGGTGGTTGCTCCCAATATTGTTGGAATGCTCTTGGCTACCCAAAGGTCAGGAGTTGTACTTGTGTCAAACACAAGCACGTCGTTGTTGACTGGAGGGGTTGTTATAAGATCCACGTCATGAATTTCATCCAACTCATATCCGTTCTGACAGCGGACATATATCTGCCCGTTACCGGCATTGGCCTTTTCAACTATGCCGACATATACACGGTGTACAGGAGCATAGGTAGGAGTTGAAACGTAGCCGCCTGGGGTAGATCCGCTCAAGTATAGCGTGTCTCCCGCAGCAAAGGCTGCTGTGTTAATTCCCTCAATGACACCCTGGATGATGATGTAACCCTCGCCGCCAGATGCGATGCTAGAGTCGTAAACCATTCCAATGGTCTTGGCCGAAGTTGCGTCTGCGTCAGCCATAGCCAACTTAACGCTCATCCTGTCCCCGCTTGCACCAAAGGCGTAAACCACTTGACCTTTAGTAATTGCGGTTGCTTCACTATTGTGAACGTATGCGAGAAGTTGGTTGGTCACAAGTCCGATGGCTTGGAATGCCGTGCCGTCGTATACTATGGTGATCTCTTGGTCTGTCTTTATATCGCCACTAGATATCTTGACGTCCGTGTTTTTGAATATATCGAACGCGCTTAACGTGTTTATCTCTAAAGTAGAGGCTCCCTGGTTTGCGCTATCGAACTGAATCATGAACGTGTCCCCGGCAGCTAATGCTGTTACTCCAGTAATAGTAGCCTCATAGACACCTGGAGACACTTGAGTCGCAATTCCAGACTTCAAACCGCCTCCTCCACTTGGAGTAAACTCAACCATCTTACCTGTAGAGTCAACACCAAGCGCCCATACAGGAGATGCGTCTGGGAATTTGGCCGGAGTTTGACCGTACTCGTTGAGTCTGGCTTGACCAAGAGTATCTATTTCTAGTTTGTTAGTAGGAAGAGCAATACCAGACTCTTTTGTTGAAACAAAGAACTTAGACGTCTCAGCATCCGCAGCGGAGGTTACCGATGTAGACAAAAACCCTACACCACCCGCGTCAAAAGAGGCTGCAACATCGTTGTTTAAAGTGTATAATATTTGTGCGCCATGATCAACAACTCCACCCCCTAAACGAGTAGCAAACACGTTGAGCGGACTCCTTAAAAGTCTAGTAGCATCCGTATCTGCGTTAAGACTTCCAAATGAGCCGCCAAATGCGCGGGTTGTACTTGTGGCCAAAACATTATTTGTAGTTCCGATAACACCTATTCCGGCAGAACCTCCCTGGCCAAAAATAGCGCCAGAAGTTCTTGACACGGTGCTGTCATTACTTGCATACACACCAAATGTATTTGAGGCTGAGCTAGACTTATTAACAACCCTTATAACTCCATTTGACGCATTTGGAGTCCCGTTCACATTAAACACGCTTACTCCAGTGTCCACAAATCTGTCAACACTAAATTGGTTTCCTGCGAGTATTGAATCAGCCAATGTCAAATAACCAAGTTGGAACGTGTCATTAGCGAGCGCTGTATTTTTATACACGCCCTCATTCCCGTCGTAGGTTGCGCCTAGTCCTGCATTTTGAAACTCTACCTCTCCAGTGGTAGCGTTTTGTAATGTCAAAACTTGTCCGACAGTAGCCGTTCCCGCCAAAACAGCTGGAGTAAAAGTTTTTATTCCATCTACATCAATACCTATTGTGTAAGCATCCGGTGCTAATATGGGGTCAGAATATGATAAAAGTATTTGTGCTACCTCGGCCTTTAATCCAGTACCAATTCCTGAGGGACCAGAAAAGCCAATGTCAGCTGATGCCGCTTGACAGACTACAGTTGCCGCTGAGCCATCGGGTTCTACGTGTTGAATGTAAGATGATCCTTCAGCGGCGTATAATTCAGAGAACCTAGCAGGGTCGGCTAGGTCAAAGTTTTTAAGTATTATCTTACTGGCGTTACTAGAGTTTACTGTAAAGTTTTTCATCTCGTCAAACACCATGTTGTAGGTGTTTGATGCGCCAACTATAGTTGTGTCTTGAATAAGCAGTCCGCCCAGTTGAAAGTTGTTGGGGTCTGGACTTGGAAGTGTTTGTGGTGAAAGACCGTTGTTTACCGTGTAGGTTCCCCCGCCTCCGCCTGGATCAATCTCAACTATGTTACCGCTTCCATCTACTCCTAAAGCCCATACTGGAGAAGCGTCATAAAATGTTCCGTCTCCATAGAAATTAAACTGAACAAGTCCATTTTGTCCATATAAGGTAGTTATATCAATTCTATTTCCAACAAAATCATACGCTTCTGTTACGATATTTGTAGCGTGTAATACAGCAGCTCCTTCTGGTTCACTCCTAGCTGTAATATGACCTGCTATTTTAGGGATTGATCCATTTGCTGGATTAGGAATATAAAAAGTTAGTGAGGTTTTCTTGTCAAACCCAGGAGCAGAGGAAACAGTAGTTCTAGATAGATATAAAACATCTTGCTCCGTATCACTTTTGTTTTCTATATATGAGCCAAATCCTTGATAGATTTCATATCCAAAGTTGCTAGGAGTGTTAATCTGTATACCCGCTGAGGTAGAACCATCTATATTTAACAAGGAGCCACCAAGACCAGATCCATTACCTATAATATTGACCATGCCTTCCGCGCCATAACCAGGCTCAGCTCCGTTGATAAAAAACTTTTTATCATCCACGTCTATCTCTCGATCGACTTGGAATGAAATGGTGCTACCAAACCCAATGGGGGCGCCGAGCATGAACGTGTCGTTGACTAGGGCGGTGTCTTTATAAACACCCTGATCGCCATCGTAAGTTGCGCCTCCGCCATCCGCGCTCAACGTGTCTCCTGTCAACGTAAGGCCATCTCCAATAGTAATCTGTTGGAACACGCCTGTTCCAGGGCTGTAACGACCCACCAAGAATCCACTTGCCATCTCAGACGTCACGACTCCTGAAGTGGTAAATGGGTTGGTAGCAGTCGTAGTCAAAAGACCTGTAGCACCCACGGATGTAACGGTTCCTCCGCCGGTAGCCAACTTCTTCCATACCCTGCCCAAGTTATCTACCGATAGGACGTAAGTAAGGGCGTTGTTTCTGTTATCACTACCGTCTGAAAAAACGTCTGCACCATACTCGTTCAACCAAAGCTGCCCTTTACCTTCCATGATGAGCTTCACCTGCTGTGAACCCCCTTGGAAAATCATCAGTTCAAGATTAGCTGTCTCGTTGTTAACCGTGAAATTGGTAACCTCAGCCGTCAATTGAACCGCCGGAAACAAATCAAGGTTTGGATTTGGGTCATTATTTCTAAATGAGAAATCCATAGCTGTCCGAGCATTTGCCGGAGCGCCATCGTACTTCAAACGCAACAACGAGATGCGATTCGCTAAGACAGGGGCTAGGTTGGGAAGGTTACCCTGCATGGTCAACTCTAGAATCGGCTGATACAAGTCATTGTCCGTTAGCATTTGAACGGTCGGGTTTGGCCTAAATCCAGCCCCGTAATCAGCAAACACAGCAGTACCACCAAGACCTAAGTTAGAAACAGCAAGAGGCTGTCGAGTGTCTTGGTTAACAGTACCCGCCACTCCAAGAACGTACTCCGTTAGTCCGTTTGTAGCGGTTATAACGGTGTCCTCAATAAGAAGTCCCCCAAGGTGGAACAAGAAAGGATCAGCTGGAGCCTCTCCGGGAACCCCACCAAAGGCATGGAGACCGTTCTCTACCGTATAGGTTGGAAAAGTTTGAAGGTTTCCTGTTCCGTCGATGTATTGTAAATCGGTTCCCGCACCAGTCACCGTGAAGCTGCCATTGCTCGTGAGAGGGTTTGGCGTACTTACCGTGAAGGCAGGAGGCATGAAGAGTCCAATAGAACTTATAGTTCCCGTACCCGCCTCAACGTATTCTACGTGGCCCAATGCATCAAGAGCCAACACCCAACCCGTACTTGCTGACGCATAGTCGGGCGTGATTATATCGATATAACTTGCGTTAACAGTTATGGACTGAGAACCCGAAACCAAAGACGATCCGCCCGAATTAATCTCAAGGGAGCCCCCTGGTGAGTTGACTGTAAAGGAGTTATTGTTATTAAATACAAAGTCAAAGTTTCCTCCATCAACCGTGTTGTCTTGAGTCAACACAGAATCAACAATCAAGGTGTCCTGCCATCCTTGAACAAGAGATCCACCAACGCTAGTTACGTCTACACAAAGCTCAGTGCCTTCTGGGAAGGTGTCTGTACCTGCAAGAAGGGTTATACTAAATTGAGCAAACGTTCCTCCGTCAAAGTAACTAGATAGTTGAAATACGCCGTATACCGTTGGGTCTGTTTTACTGAATATGAATATCCAAGAACCGTCCTGTATGATTGGCCAGAAGCCAGTGAAGTCTTGGTTGTTGGCGGTGAAGTAGTTTATTCTAGTATCTGATCCGTCAATCAACAAAGTACCGGGATCAACTCCGTTGCCCGAAGTATATTGAATGGAACACTCTGGCTCGGTGTTACCACACTCGCAACAACCTTTGAATATAGCAGTTACAAGCAGTCGGTAGACTTCCTGTGTCTTTCTGGCTACAACATCAGATGTATCAAACGAAGTTAGAGCGGTAAACGTATTACCTCCAACGTCTGTAATGCTATAGGTCGTGAATGTAAAAGACTCGCCAGCTACCTGCGAAATTGTGATCGTATCATAACGATACGAGATGTAGGCAGGATTCTGATCCATGATCTGGCTCATGCCCCGCACCCATTGATACGGTGGAGTTACACCATACAGGAAAGACACGGTGTCGTTACCCTCTACTTGTATTCGAGTAATTTCAGGAACGCTAACCGGAGTAATCGCCCTAGTATTGTTAACTGCTTGTCTTGTAGCCATTATTTACATTCTTCTTCAGAAGCAAAGGTACAAAACTCGTCGAGACTTTTATACATTTTCGCATACTTAGAAGATGCAAATTTATCGCGCCATTCCATCTTGACACGCGCCCACTCTGGGCCGGTTCGTACAGGCTGCGCCCGCTTTTCTTCCTTGGCGCCCGAAAAGATAAAATCAATGACCGACCTCTTGCTTGGACGCCCGCCCTCCTTGCGCTTGTTCTCTATCATCGTCTTTACCTCCGACAACTTTTCGTGGTTCGCATCTTCGAGCAGCTCCACTAATTGACGCAAGGAAACGCAGCCATCGAGCCTCCCACGGGTTATCGAAACCTTCTCACGAACCGGCGGATCGCTGTCCAAAAACTTGATATCAAACCCAAGTTCGCGCATAGCGAAGGTAAGGGCGAGAATATCCGCCTTGATTTGCGCTGTTCCCCGGTTGGGAACCGAGGGGTAGATAGCGGAGTGCCAGTCAGTTTTTCGATCATCTTCTATCCAAATTGATGTAGTACATATAGCGTAATCACTAGCCCCTCGATCAACCATCACCCAGGCTTCCGGTAACTTGTTTTTCAGTTCCTTAATTAACTCTCTATATTCTCCTAATTCGTGCGGGGTTGGATCCGCTAATTTTAGTTCAATCATATCATTTCGTTGTGGTGCAAATATACTAAAAAAGAAAACCCAAGCCGTTGCCTGGGTTATCCAACAATAAATACTAAATACGTGTATTACCAAAACCGGGGCGAAGGTATGTGCAGATTTTGCATAGACCAAATTATTTTGTATTAATTAAGATTTGTTGTATATTTGTCCCGCAAGTTCGCGCATGTTAGTGCAGTCGGGAGACGAGAACTTTGAGGGCGGGCTGATCACCGCCCTCTGTGTTTTCAGAAGGTATACAAAAACAATCGGGAGAATTTTACTAGGAACGAGGCTTTTTCTTGCTCTTCTTGTAGTGGCCGTAAAGAACCACCATAGACACAGTGCAAGCGAGGAATAGAGAGAAGATACGGAAGGCCCATTCAGCCTGCTCTTGCCATGAAACTACGGCGGCGAAGCTGGTTAACAAAACCGACGCCAATCCATCTACATATCCCTGTCCTGTCATCTCTGTATGATTGATATCATGCTGCATTGCGCTTACAAATATAGTTAATGACTATTGTTCGTCCAGTGGTTTTTTTACATAATCTTCCATGAATTTTTCTAGCTGTGCTTTGTCTGCACTAAAAGAAGCCTTTGCAAAATTGGTTGCCTTTGATTTTACATTCTTGAGATACTCAGCAAAGTCTTTATTATCCATTTTGGCGAGCTTATCGTAATTCTTTTCCAAAGACTTCTTGATATAGCCACCACGGATCTTCGTAAATTGATACGCTTGATCATCAGTTACTTGAACTTCTTTCCCACTCTTGTCTACATAAGTTTCAGGAGCTGTAGCAGTACCGATGGTCTGCTTCTTATCGATGACAAGTTTCCAAAGTTTATCTTCTGGCTTACCTTTTTCGGTGCTGAACATTAAGTCGGTATCGTAAGTAACCTCATCACCTAAGGCATTAATCATGTTGTTGTACTTATCCCTTGCAACAGGAACATCACGTAGCATACGACCTAGGTATGTTTCCTTGATATCCTTCTGTGGGATCTCCATGATTTCAGAAATCTTCTGAGCGGTCTGAGTGTAGATGTTTGGAAGAAGAATAGCTCCAGCTGTTTTCTTGAGTGATTCTCCCACGTTATCAAGTAAGTTCTCATCCTTCTCATCAAACATGGCCGACAAGAAATCCTCGCCGCTTGATAAGAATGTTTGGTCAAGGAATGACCTCATGAGAGCTGTCGTAGCAAAACCGGCCTTAGCGTATCCGTTCTCGGATATGTCCTCTCCTCTATACTTCTCAGCATCATTCAATGCCCCGATGTAAGAAAGGCCAACCATGAATGGAGTTGTCTTGTACGACATCCAAGCAGAGTACTCGCCGGTTATTGGATTCTTAATACGCAATGAATACTGCTGCCAACCTGTTTCTGCAAGCTCCTTATTCTTTTTGTACTCACCAAATCCGTTGGTGGTAATCTCCAGAATCGGCTCGTCATCATCGTCATTTAATTTGGTCAATAGATAAACCGTAGCCATCAAAGCTGTACCCATGGTGGCTTTGATCATAAGCTCGGTCCTGTGCTGAGCGTTCCAGTCCCTTTGAGGTTTGAGACCGGTAATAGTACCTCCCTCTCTAGCCCCTCTAACAAATCCAACTGGCGTGTAATTCAGCGTCTCGTTAGCCACGTTAGAAATTACGTTAACGAATGGGATCACAAATTTAAGCGGTGGAAAATCTCTGGAAGCAGAGTTCATGTAAGTGGAAAGCATTCCAAGCAGTCCAGTTGGCTGGTAGTTGAATGTTCCCCTTGCAGCATAGTCTTTAGCCTCCTGCATGATTTCTTCCGGACGACCCTCTTCAAGAAGTTCGTGGATTCGGAAACGCTCATCTGTACGAGCAAAGTCCATCTGTTTTTTGAACTCTTCTTTGGTTATTTCACCATTGGCAAGCTGTTGATTAAGTTGAGTTTCTTTATCCTTACGTTCTTTTTCTGCCTGAGCAATTGCATTATTCAAAGTCTCATCATTACGATTCAATATCTCAAGAGTCTTGTCACGCAAATCCTTTCGAGACATCCCCTCGTTCTCAGCAGCAGCCTTCTTGTAAGCCATTTGGAATGATCGCATTTGACGAAGACCCTCAAAGGCCACAACGTCTACAGCGGTCATAAGACGACGAACGTATTTCGCGTAGTTAAGTGGGTTGAATTTACCGCCCTTGAACTTAGTTCTTTCAAGAATGGTAGGCGTTTCAGACTTATCGCGAATAGGACTGTATCCTGTTTTCAAGGTATCCAATCCTTCGAAGAATCCCCTCTTCCAACCAACTGCCAGACCTTTTGCAAGCATTCTGCGGCTTGTGTTCTTTTGAGCAGAAGCAGTTATGAATAGCGCTCCTGTATTGTACAAGTTTGCTATCGCGTTAATAGTCTGAGTCTTCCAACCAGAAAGGATGCTTGCCATCCATACAGCCTGAGTTGCGTCAAACCATGAGAAGCCCTTCATGTTCTCCTGGTAGGTCAAAAGATCCTGAACTGCCCTCAACTCCTCACGCTCTGTCTCGGCTTCCTGCACCTTGTTGGCCAAGTCTTGTATATTCTTAGCATCATCAGCGGACAATCCTTCGATACCCAGTGACTCAGCAAGGGCGTCATTAACCATAGCCTCGGTTACCGCACCAAGGTTAGATGCTTCAACCAACTTCTCAAAGGCTTCCTTCTTCTTGGAAGGTTCGCCCTTGCGTGGCATATATCTTTTTATGGCACTTTCCTTTCTTTCCTTTACGATCTTTTCAAATTCTGCTTGCACCTTATCGGCAAGGGCATCAGCCTCCGCCCCAGTCAAACCAGCCTCGTTAACAAACTTATCTACCAGATCTTGCTTGGTAGCTTCAACTTCGGAATAGTGCTTTTTGATCAAGTCACTAATCTTCACGTTCATTTCCTTCAAGCCCTTCTTAACTCCGGCCTCGGTAGCCATGTAAGCCACCAGCTTGTCAAGTTTCTTCTGGGCCTTTACAGCATCTTTGTCAAGCTGCTCCTGGGCCAGAATCGCTTTGTAGTCATTTAGGATTTGATTGAACGCATCATTACCGGTAGCCGCATCGATGGCGTCAGCCATTTCTTGCAACTTCTCTATCTTAGATCTTCTGTCTGGTTGCTTGGGAAGCTGCTGGGACATCATAGTCCCAAACTTCTTTACATTCTTGTCAATCTCTTTCTGTGCAGCCTCCGCGTTCAAACGATCGGTAGCCGCATCATAACTAGACTGTAAGTACTCAGAAACTTTGTCACCAAAGTCTTCAGCCATGCGCTGTGCAAAGTCTGCAAAGTTTCTAGCTCCAGCCTCAATGTGGAACATCGCCACCTCAACCAGTTCGGGCGGAGGAGCCACAGCACTAAACATTTTTCCCTTTAGGCTTTGTCTAGCCTTTTCGTAACGCTCCTTGCTTACGATTTTGTTCTTGGCCCCATACGCAGCAGGGCGCTTAGGCATACGAACCGTGGTTGTAGTCTTCTCTACATCCTTTTCTACAATATTAGCAACCTGTTTAGCCGCATCTTTATTGATGTCGTTTAATTCCTTTTGAATCTTCTTGACATTTGACTTGTATTTAGCCAGCTGTTTCTCGCGAGACTTCTTAATCTGACGAGTAACCGCAAGCACCGCCCCTTCTGGGGTTAGGCGAGCAAACAACGATAATGCTTGAATGGCCTGACCAAAGTCAGTTGCCAATTCAGCAATACTCTCTACAAGCTCAACCGCACGTTGGGTTTCACCGCTTGCTGAGAATCGCTTAATCAATACCTGAGCAAGTGCCACTCTAAATGCCGTGGGCATATTTTTACTTCCTGTAAGGGCAATCTTCTCTGCCTCATCTATTCCAACCGAATCTATAATTCCGTTGGCAGCAGATACCGATAAATCATTAGGAAGAACTTCGTAATTCACACGATCCTCGGAGAAGGCAGCCTTCACGTTGTCCGGGATGTCGTCGTTGTCTTCTACAGACTTGACAAAACCACGTCTCTTGGTAGGCCCAGCCTTTGGTGGCGTCTTAGCCTCGAATGGACTATCTCCTTTAAGGCCGTCTACGCTTACAAATCCATCTTTAATGAACTGCTCCAGCCCTCCGTTATAGAGCATCTCCATGTACTCCTCATAGGACATTTCCTTGGGAGCTGCATTTGGGGATGTTTTTATGGTTACCTTACAGGGTGCTGCCATTAGAACAGTTTTTCTTCGAGAAGTAACAACTTGAATTTATCCTTGCCATCTACGTCTTCAAGCAGGTTCAGCTTGTCGCTGTATTCCGCCACAGACTTGGTCTGGATAAGACGGAACTGCTGCAAGAAGTCAAACGTGCAAAGGTCCATGTTGAAAAGTTTCTTTGATGTTTCTTCGTATGCTTCGTATAGATCGTACTCGATCTTGTAAGCCTCTTCCAGAATTTCCAAAAGTCCAGAGAACTCTACCTGTGGCTTGGCTACGCTTGGGAGCGAAACTGTGATGTTCCAGTCTACCAAGTACTTCTCAATCTTGCCAGCGTGTTCGAGTTCGTCTTGAGACTCGGCAGCGAAGAATTCAGCAGCCTTGAAGTATCCAACACCCTGACACCAGTTGCTGGCGGCACGATAGAAATAAAATGCGTCCATCTCGTCAAGATGACGTGGCGCTAATAGGTCTACTACACCTTTGTCTAAGCTATGAGGTTTCATGTTTTATTACGGGCAACCGTCGGTTTTATCTGTTATCACACCTGCGGATTGCAGTTGTTTGTTAATACTTGAAATATTGTCGTAAATATACTTCAACTTAGGGTCAGACTCCAAAATCTGCTTGTTATCCAGCTTAGATTGTCTGTCTCCCTTGTAGTAATTGTCGATGATGTTTGCAATCGTAGCCTTGATTCCAGTAGGCTTTGCCACCGGAGCCTTTGGTGTTACGCCGAACTCATCCTTGATAATTTCATCGAACTGCTGCTTCTGCTTTGGAGTCAACTCACCGTACCAATCCTGGCTGGTTATGTTGTCTTCTACAGCTGTCTGAGCATCAACTCCGTCAGCAATATCCTGGTCAACAGCGTCCATTGAGTCTCCCATCAATTGCTGAACCTCGGCTGAGGTACGCTTGACCATTGATGGTTGGCCTCTTTTTGTATTTTCAGATGCAACTAGATCTAATACTTGATCCCTAGCCTTAACTGCTTCATCATAAAAATAATTTCCAGGCTCTTTAGTGCCTGTCATTTTCTTGACCCTAGCATTGAATGTGTCGTTGATGAGTTTGATTTTCTCTTCAGAAGACATATTCATAATCTGAATAACATTGGCCTTGGTATATGGTCCGAATTTATTCAGATATTTAGAAGCATATGAAGCAATTTCTCTGTCATTCTTTGTTCCAAAATCCTCTCGCTTAGTTAAAGCGATCATTTTTTTCTCTCCCCACTTCCTATCAATCTCTTCTTGTGAAACAATCTTTGGCAATCTACCCTCAGACAAGTCCTTAGCAATCTCAGCAAGCTCTTGAGCCGTGAATTTGCGCGGGTTCTTACCGTCCGAGCCGGTTTTGATGTTCTCAAACGTATCAAGATCGAAAAGCGATTCCTGACCAGCGAGTTCGCCAAACTTCAATGCCACATCGCGGTACTCCCTTGGGATTACGATGTTCAAGTCGTATGAAACTTCCGGACGATCCGGGAACCTGTACAAACCAATCTTGAAGATATCGCTGGAAATATTCCCCTCGTTATCCTTCAAGAACTCAAACAATCCCTCTGCGCTAACGTCATCCTGAGCCACGTTAATTGAACCAGCGGGAACCACAAGACCTCCGTCCTCATATGTACTACCGTCGAGGTTCAGTGTTGCGCCATCCTCGCTTGTAGCGGTCTTGATGCGGTCAACGGTTTCTGATACATTATCAGAGAACTGTTTCACACTACGAGGAATGCCAATAGAAGCCTGACCTTTTTTACCGAACAACAATCCGCGAACACGAGCAGCATCTGCCTGCATTGACTTAGGAAGAACCTTGGTCATCGTATCGTACTCCTCAGGAGTAATGTCGCGCTTGAATTCGTTATCCTCGTCCTTGTTCTCGGTAACCTGACCGTTCATGTATACGCTATCCGCAAGCTGGTATTCCTTGCTTGAGAACTTCTTCTTAGAAGACATGATATCACGCACCTCGGAGGCAATAGACTCAAGCTCTTGCTTGGCCTGTTCGCTCTGCTGGCTTGGGAATGGAATACGCTCCATGCCCTTCTCGGCGTTGGATGTAAATGAATCCGGCTTCTCTTTAGTTGGCTTGAGTGGAACTAGGGCATCTGCACGAAACTCTGGGAGTTCACCAGCTGGCTTGCCTGTTCTGCTGTAGGACCACTCTCCGACGATCATCTCATAGCCGTTCTTCTTGGCCATGTCTGCGATTTCACGCTTCACAGCCTCACCACGGAATGGAGTGCCTTGTGGAATTTTAGCCTCCGCCTTCTCGCCGTATCCAAGTGGATCGGAGTCGATCGGATAAACCTTGGCCTTAGGAACACGCACGGCATACTTCTCTCCACCTACCATTCTCTCTCCATCCTCTGGACGAGTGTAGTAGGAAGCAACTCCATACTGAAGACCTTTCTCTTCCCTTGCAGTTCTAAGTGAGGTGTACTTCGTGCTGTCGATGCCCTTTCTGATCGATGCTTCCGGGGCTGACGAGACGTGGAAGAATACGTAATCGTTCTTGTCTTCTGTCAGACCTGATTCGTAGTAGGTATCCTTTACAAGATTGCTTCCGCGCTTGATGCCCTTGGACGGCTGAACTGTTGGAGCAGTTTCTTCATCTATATCTACCTCATCTATAGTTTCACCTTGCTCAGAATCTTTGATCGTGTAATTAAATGAGTTGCCTGAGTTTTTCCACTTTTCGTATGTTTTGTTTGCAGCATCCTCATAACTTATACCCTGGATTGGCTTGGTAACCCCAAGTTTTTTGTATAGGTTTTTCTCGAAATACCACAATATAGCCTGGATATCAGCTATGGTAACATTTATTCCAGATCGCTTTAATTTCTTTTGCGTTTCAATAAATGCGTCATACATGAATTGACGATCTTTAGCTCCAAAAGGAGCATCGTTCAATTCTACATATAATTTCTTGTAAAGAGTATTAGCAGCTTTTTCAGCTGGAGTACCTTTCTTGTATCCCTTATCTTCATAAGTATCGTGATCTTGAACGATCCTGGCTAACACCTCTTCTTCTGAAGCATCTTTTAATCCAGCAATTTCGCGATATCTATCTATACCTAACGCTTCTCCTTTTTTGTTGTAACCTCTGGTTATTTGAGGAATAAGAGTGCCTCGATATCTATTGAATGTTCGAGACCACCATCTGTCAAGGGTTGGATACTGTTCCATGCCGCTTAGGTTGGCGTAGAACATCCCGAGTTTAGGGCCAAAAATAGAAGCTGCCAAAGGAACCTTGAAAGAAGCTGGCCACTTCGTGTCAAGTTTCTCAAGACCCTGGGCTTTTCTTTGTTGATTTAATTCAGATATCGACCCTATGGTCAACAATTCTTTTTTAATAGCTTGAATATCGCCATTGTATTTATCAAGCAGTGTCTGGATGTTGTTAAAGTTAACTAGGTAAGATTCCGCACGTTGAGCCTTTGCTGCTGTAGGCATCTTGCCTGTTTCCTTGTAATTCTTGTACGCCAAACTAGCTTGCTGGAAGTTTTGCATAACCTCAGTTCCATCTGAAGTTATAGCAACCAACATCGTAAAGAGATCTCTTGCATTTTGATCATCTTTCATTTCTGGGAAAACCGCAGCCATCGCATCAAGTCCTTTTTGGAACTTTTCACCATACCAACCCTTACCGCTGTTTTCACCAAACTCTTCCACAAAAAATCTAACCTCATCAGCCATGAAAGATGATATCGCCTTTAAAGCCTTTTCAGATCTGTCCTCTCTGGATATAATCCCATACAACTCTCTTGATCTTTTCTCAAGGGCCTCTCCAATCTTTCTAGTGGTATTGACACCTTTTTTCAGTCCATACTTAACAAGGCTTTCCTTGCCTTTAGCGATGCTAACTGCTCTTTTTTGAGCGCCAACTTTATCCTGGAACTTACCCACATTCTCCTTCCCAACAATATCACTCAGCTTGCCGCCTTCATTCAGTGCCTTTGACAACTGATCAGCCAAACGCTTCACTTCCATTCGTGGAGAGTTTACCGCAATAGCCTTCAGTCCAAGCATCTTGGCCAGCTTGTTCATGAACTCGATGAACTTCTCACGGAAGCTCGGCTCGAATGTATCGATGTCAATATCCCCGGCAGCTACACGAGCCATAGTTTCTACTACGGTTTCGTCTTCGATTGCTGAAGGACCTTGCTCTTGGTAGTATTCAGAAGAAGCGACAGCCTCAGCAGCCTCAGCCACTCCAGCGTTCTTAACAGCCTCTGCTTTCAGACCATCAACAATGGCGCTGTATAGTTTCGGGTTGGTATTGCGAATGATGTTTACCACTGGGTGGATACCCTCGTGGAATGCGATCGTCTTACCTTCCGCGCCCTTGATTCTCTCCTTGTTGAGGTAAATCTTACCAGTGTTATTATCTACTAAGAATATACCGTCAGCACCACCCTCGAAGTTACGTTGCTTACCCTTTTCTTCAAATGATTTAGGATCGAGAACCTCAACTCCGATGTTTGCCTCTCCAAGGAAACTAGCCACCTTCTCAGCGGCAATCTCTCCGTCGGATGTTTCAAACATCTTTGCCAGACGCTCACGGCGGCTAGGCTTGACGGTTGGTTCGGCTGTGACTTCGGGAGTTACTTCTTCTTGTGCTTGAAGAACTCCACCTGTTTCAACCGCTTCTGCGCTTGGGACTTCGACAGGTTGGGCTGCGACAGGTTCTTGCCCTTCTCGGACTTGACTTGGTATCCCTTGGATGTTTTCTTGATCACGTGCTTCTGTTTTTGTTTCGGCAGTTCCTTCGAGTGTACGAATGTCCTGCTCTAATTGTTTTTGAACGCTTGCAATTTGCTGACGAGTCATCATCCGGTTTGGATCGGACTTCATGTCGGTCAACTCCTTGTACTTCTTATATAGATAGTTTGACGCAGCCTGCTTTACAGACTGAGCCACAGGCAATCCTTGTTCTGTTCTTTCCACCGCGAATGGAACCATTGGCTTCATGTCACCGAGGAATGTATCGAGTTCGCTTACACCCTTTTCCTCGCGCTGCTTTTGAAGTTCTACGATCTCCTGGTCGCGCTCGTCCTCTTGCACCGGGAACTCTTCACCCTCCATAGACTTGTTGAACTCGTCTTCGATGGCCTTGAGCTTTGCGTCCTTGGCCTTCTGCTTATCCTGCTCCATTTGAATGGAGAACATCTCGTTCACCTCATCCTCAAGTCTCTTAATCTCGGCATCTTTTCTTTCATCAGGAATACGCAGTTCTTTCATACGCTCCTGCTCCTTCTTCATCACCTCAATCTGTTGGGCCAAGGCAAGAGCTTGGTTCTGTTCCTCACGTCCCATTTGATTCCAAGCACTATGAGAACTCATAGACTCATAAATCACAACAGCCTCTTCTATGTTGCTTAGGTCTACTTTGTTTATTTTATCAGAAGCAGTACCTTTCATTTTTTCGTGAGGACGTCTCTCAACGATTTCCCGCATGACCTCCGCCTGAACTGGACTCTTTTGAGTTGGACGAGAAAATACGGCTGACATACCAGGACCAGCTATAAATCCACCAAGAATGGCGTCAGTGTAAGCCTCCGGATTAAATGTATCGTTGAAATATTCGCGTTCACCTATTAGGTTGATTGCTTCCTTAGTAATGTCTTCTGCGCTTTGACTAATAACTTCTTCTCCCGCTTCTTTTGTACCAACCTTACCGTATGATCCAATTGACCCAGGAGCCGCCCTTAATATGCCTTGTACAGATGTTTTCAGGGCTTCTTTAGCTGGTAAACCCTTCCCTATTCCAGACTTGAAGCCTTGCCAAATACTAGCTCTAGCAGCTCCCGCTTCAAGATACTTAAAATCAGGAATCATCAACTCTAATGCCGACTGTTGAGCTGCTAAATAAGTTCCAGCCCAAGCCGCGTCTTCAGGAGACATACCAGCGTCTAATGCCTCTTGGTAATAGTTACCTTCTGCGGTTAAAAATCCTGTTCCAAATTGCGATGCAAGTCTGCCTATTTTTGTCGCTCCACCAGCAGCTCCTCCAAGTGCAAGCACTCCAGCAGAACCTATTGCGTTACCACCAATAACAGCTAAACGAGCGGAAAATGGTAGGTCAGACATCCTCTTCCCCGCAGGTAATGGTGCGCCAAAATCTTCCTCTAAGGTTCTTTCAGCCCCCATGACGCTATCGTACATCTTGTCAAAAACATCATAGTCTGTATCGCCAGTAAGATCACCAAAAACTTTGGCTACTTTATACGGACTCAACGCTAGGTCTACACTAGCGTCTCCGAGTTTTTTAAAGAACTCGACCGTCTTACCGTCTCCTGCCTGTATCGCCTCAAACCTTTTCCTCTTGCCTTCTTCAATTTGCGATTCCTCTCCTGCTATTTTGCCGTACTGTAGCGCGTTTTGACTATACGTAGCAGCGATACCCCTTATGTTATTTTTGATATCAGCGTACTCACCGTACATATAATTCAACCGGCTCTTGTCCGATGGAGTAACGGCCATCTTTTCAAGTTCATCAATATTGCGAGCAAGCAAATCCAACCTAGAGTAGTTAGAATCGTAAGCCTTGTCTATCGCCTCAAGCTCAATTTGTCTCAAAAAACTTTCATCCTCTGAGATTCTATCTTTCTTGCTTTTTGATTTTAACTGGTTGTATTTAGACTCGTAATACTCACCCTTGTTTGGGTCAACTGACTTGACGTATTGAAGGTAGTCCTTAGTTATATCAGAGGCGTACTCTTCAGACTCACCGCGAGTCGGCATTTGAAATACTTCTTTTTCAAGGACATTTCGATTAAACTGATCGTCTGCGGCTTTGGTTTCTAATCTTTTTACACCTTTTGCCGCTGCCTCTTTTTTCGCTATCTCAACAGGACTTTCAATTACAGGAACCTTGGTAGCATCAGCCTTTTCAGCTACATCAACCTCAAAGTATTTTGACTGAGGTTTAGTCTGCTGCTTTTCTTTAACAGGTTTTTCTTCAGCCCTGTATGGAACCTCTATTGCAGACTTGGTTATCTTCTCAGTTAGCTTCTGCCCAAAACTCGGCGCAGAAGGCTTGCCAGGCTGCTCTGAACCTGTTGTAGTAGGTTCTTTTTTTTTTGAACCAGCGAAATACTCGCTATAGAAATCATCCGCACCCTTTGTGGTTAAACCATTGTCAGTCATAAACTTATGAAGTTCAGCTGACTTTTGTGGGTTAGAATATTCAGATACAAAAGTGGCCTCATCCTTTTGGGTGAGACCATTGTCCTTCATGAATTTGTATATAGGGTTGATTTCCATTAGAATCCTCCTTGTGGTACGCCTGTAAATGTTTTTCCGGTAGCAGAACTAGTACTTGATGTCCTGGTTCTAAACTCGTCAAAGATATTGGGATATCCTTGAGCATCAAAGTTACCTTTGTTTTTATTGTAATCGATTTCTACTTGAATTTGCTTAGCGAGTTTGGTTCCATCTAATTGAACCTCTTCAATAGTTCCGTAACCCACAGCCGCCACAGCTCCTCCAGGCTTCAGATAAAAACCGTCAGCCGGAACGAAATTCATTACAGGATTTCCGTTAACATCGTATACGTAAACAGGCTTTGTTTTACCAAGGGCTATCTTGTTAACGCTATAAGACTGATCCCATTTTGGATCAGTTTCTTTGCTTTGACCAGTAATCAAAACATCTGGTTCTTTTTTGGTTCCGCCGCTACCGCTACCTCCACCGCCACTTCCACCTCTCTTTACTTTACTTGGCTGATAAAGACTATTAAATATAGAAACGGCCTCATTAATAAGGTCGTCTTCGGTTTTGTATTTACCACTTCCCATAAGCGCCTCGTAGTCATCCATACCCGCTTGGTCGGCAAAATAAATAGAAACCAGGTTCTTAAAGTCTTCCTCAGTTTTTTGAGTTATATCGTACCCACCCTGAGTCAGTTTTTGCTCTTCCATTTTATTGGTAAGATCAGAAACGATATCTACAAGGTCTACATTTTTAAGATATGGATTACCTTCCTGACGCATTTTAGCCCTTTCAACCGGGCTTAAATTAGGATCTGCATATTGCTTAAACCATTCTGTAGCATGGCCCTGATCCCAAGTTTTACCAGCATCTTCATTGATGTTGAATGTGTTCTTGTCCCACCATTCCTTATTGGCCTTAGCTGCGTTAGTTTCTCGGACAAGTTCTGATTGTAGCTTATTGAGTTCCTTCATCTCGCTTGGAGGAAGGTTGTACGGGTCGTATCCCTGCTCCTTTAGACCAATAACATAATTGTTATAAACCTCGGCTTTTTCTCTAACCTTCTCAAAGTCAATATTCCATACATCAGGATTTTCCTCAAGCATGGAATTCCATGCGTTGGCCTTTTGTTGAGCCTCTTTCTTTTTCAGTTTTTCGTTTTCACGAATATCCTTTAGCCATTGATTTGTATTCTCTAGTGTAGAGCTTACATCCTCAGCATAGGCCGCACCCCTTCCTGAACCCGGCATATTGCCAGATTCTCCTGTATAAACTATTGCCGCACTTGGTACTCCCATTTTAATTTATTTTTTATCCTGGAATCCACGTTTGTAAATTAGGATCATAGTATCCACCTCCAAACGATCCCCCTATTTGACCTTGCCAATTAGCTCCCATTCCAGAACCGCCGGCTGGATTGCCGTAATTACCGAACTGACTTGCCTGCATAGAAGTGGCATTTGTTATAGCATTTGCAGCGGCATTAGCTTGAACACCTGGCATTGCACCGGTCATCCCTCCTCCTCCGCCTCCGCCACCAAAACCACCAATCAAAGTTCCAGCAACATTTCCAAATGCATCAAACATATTGTTAGATTCTTGATACCTCTTCTCGCGAAGGGCAGAAATCGCTGCTGACGTTCTCAAAAAAGGATTCAATTCATTCTGTTCATACATGGTATCTCTATAAGGAGCCAGTTGAGCAGCTGCTTGTTGTATCCCTTGCATTTTTCTCTGTTCCGCTTGACCTTGATATTGAGCGGCTGTTTCAGCAAGTTGCAAACCACCCATCATTTTTTGTTCGCCAAGCCCAGTAGCTACTGATAAAAGATCTTGAGAGCTTGTTGCGGCACGACTAGCATTACCCAGAGCGTTACTGTAAGACAAATCTAAACCATACTGAGCCAAGGCCCTACCCGGCATATCAGTCCTTTGACCGAGCTGTCTGTTATAAGCGTCAACAAGCTCCTGGGGTAGTTCGTAAGTAGGCTCCTTCAAATCCTTTTGAAGAGACTCAATCTCCTTTTTAGCCCGACGAGCGCGTACACCGCTTTGTACACCTTTTCCGGCGGCTATGGCTGCGGTGGCTATTACTGCTGCTGTTATTGGCATGACTTATATCTTAACTTAACAATTTTATCTAAATCCACATCTTCTCTTTCCATACCGCACTTTTCAAACCATCTTACGGCTCTTTCGTTTCTTTCCCACATATAGGTTACAAAATCATTCCCCAACCATTTTTTTACATCTTCAAAAAACCCAGTCAAAAACTCTTTAGTTCTGTACCCTTTGTTTATACCAAAGCTAACAAGAACATCATCAAAGTAGTAAATAAAACCAATCTCTTTGTCGTCAAACAGAATGGTTCTGAATACCCCATCAACCAAAGTTTCGTATTGAACTAATTTTTCAAAAACATCTTCAATCACACCCTTTGGTGTTGGATTGACATTGCTTGGGTCGCAATAACTAACTATATCCTCATCCCCTTCAAAAGCCGCACAAATAGCGCTATAGGATATTTTGGTATCCATTAGCTGCAAATTTATGACAAAACACCCCTAATTCCAACTGAGAAAAGAATAGAAGGAGTGTTGTTAATTGCTGGGTCATACTCTAAGGTATGAGTCAAAGCATTAGCCCTAATATCCTCTCCATTACAAAGCGCTCGTTCAGTAAAGTACCAACTTCCATTTACTCCAAATGTGCTTGGTTCTGAGCCTACTAGAGTGATTGTTGTAACGTCTAAAATAGCGTCGTATACGGCGGTATCAACTTGTCCGGTGTAAATGTTGCCATCAAGTTGAATTATGGTAATCGTATCTGCGGGTATTGGTGGTACAGCCAAAGGGTCATTCAATAAACCGGTCTGATCTCCAGCCAAAGTCCATCCATTTGTAGGAAACAAAGGAGGCGCGTAAGAAGTAGCAGAGGTATTTGAATCGATGAAAAACTTGGGGTCATACAGATTCTTTCTGTAATTGACCTTACCATACCCCTCGTAGGTGCTGATTAAGTTGGTGGGCATAGTTGTTTTCATTCCGCGTGGGTAGCTCCTGTTAGGTTCTGACTCAGCTGTTATAGAAAACAAATCATCTGAAACTAAACCAATGTCCTGATATCGCTTCAGAGCTAACGGGCTTTCATTTGAAACGAAAGAAACTTGCTGAACAAATGGGTCTCCGTGGAAGTTCCATTGATTAGGTTGGTTATGTAGATATAATTGATTATCTGCGCCCCATCCTACTAAAGTTTGACCTAGATTGCAATACTGTTGGAAATTGTAGTCATAAGTGGACCTCCATCTCATGTTTACATAATCGAATACAACATGGTCGTATGACAAACCACTTGTCGTGTAGTAATAACCAGGTTCATCAAAATCGGCTATATCTGGAGTAACACCCTCAAGACCTATGCGTGTGTAATTGAAAATTGGTACATAGTCTACTAAATTAACTGTACCCTGGTATACGTTTCCAGTTCCATTAAAATAAAAGAACATATCATACCCATATAGATATTCAAAATTACCTCCTTGCAAAATGAATACCTCCAATACCTGACCAACCGCAGGGTTAAATCCACCCAATGCTTCCCCTGAATATGGGGAATCAAAACGAAACGCAAACCCAACCTCGCCCACAGACTCATTGACGTAAGTACGGACCATTGGAGCTGAACTAGCGTTGTATGCCGCTGCCAAAGCCTTAGTCTTTGTTCTGAACTTGTAGTCAGTCTTTGTATCGGGATCAATTTCACTTACTTGTATTTGACCGTTTCCGCCTGAGTAAACAAACACCCCTGCATTATTATCAAAATACATTGTCGATCCATTTGGTAGGATTGCGGTAGCTCCGGCATTAGAACATCCTAGCAAACTCTTGTAGTCAAACCACGAAGCGAATGTTTTATTCGATACGCGCACTGTTGAGTCAGAGCCAACTTCATTTGGATAATACTGAATGTAAATAGAGTTTTCTTTTTTAGGCTGTAAGCATTTAAGCGTCTTACCCTCTCTACCCGACATATAAGCCCTGGTAACAGGACCAAAGATCGGGTTCATGTCCTCTATGTTCTGATTATCTAAAGCAAATGAAGAAAGACCATTGATTTGAGTGCCTACGATAAACGAGTCTGAGTGTATTGCAGTAGATTGACGGTGAGTCATTCTAGCATTAACATCCTCTATTCTTGTTCTTCCCGTGTTATGAATATCACTGTTCCAGTAATCAGAATAATGAGGGTCCTCCATGAAATAATAAGCCTCTTCCTCAAGTCCACCAAGACCAGTATTCCAGTTTCTTTTTCTCACATAAACATCTCCGTAATCAATAGTGAAAACCGCCGGTGTAAATGACGTCAAATTACTTACAACTTGTCTTTGATAACCAAATACAGCGCTTCCATCAAATGTCATATAAGACATACTTGGAACAGCGGTTATACCAACCAAGCTAAGGAACGCTGTAATGTTAGAAGATGAAATGTAAAGAGCATTTACAACATCTGTTAATCCAGTAATTGTAGTGCCGTCATCATTGTAAATGGTGTAATTAAATGTTTCTCCAATCAACGAAGTTTGGTCTCCATTCATGCTAAACCTATAATTTCCGGGCGCAAATACTTCTGTTACATATAGATAATGCAATGGAGGAACATTATGAGATCTATCTTCGGTATGAGGATTTCTGATTGGTATAGCTTCAGTTACATCTTCCCATGTAGATATGAAAATATTTCCTGTGCTATCAGTTGATGGCCTAGGTGTATATATCTCAATCATTTGACCAAACACAAAACCAGACGTTTCCGGTGGCTCTGGTTCTACTAAGGCAAGATCAAACAAATTTGTGTATACTGCTATCCTGCCGTCTGTTCCGATGGTCGTGTCAATATCTATGATATCTAACTCTAAGTAATCTAAGTACACGGCCCCTGTACCAAAGAGGCTTTGTCTTACAAATCTTAACTTATCGCCAATCTTAATCTCGTGCTTTATGGTGGCTCCTAGGTTTTGATTTTCGTAATAATTATCAATATAGATTATGTATCTATTATTTGTTACTGCGTCGAGTTTAATAGACTGAACGTACCCCGATCCGGCTGCCGCTCCGTCCTGGTTATTGTTCGAGATATACTGGCCAAAGCTCAATATCTCCGTGGCTGGCTTGGCAACAACCCAGTATTTAGTAGCCCAAACTGGAGGGATGTGGTCAATCCTCATTCTAGGGGTTACTGTGTACGGACTGCGGCCATCTACAAAAGTAGACCTAGCTGGCTCATCTGCGAACCACGGAACAAAAAGTTTTAATGAATCTAAAGTGTAGACCGTGCTATCTCTATACGCTCGATCGCCATAAACTATACCGAATTCATGCGTTGCACCCACCTTCAAACTAGGTAGCGCGTCAGTTGTCCTGTTTTCTAAAATGGCTGTTGCAGGAATCCAGTTGGTTATAACTGAAGACCCCGGATTATTAGCGGCTTGGTATTCCATACCGAGCGCTCCGAGCGATGTAATCGACCCTGGGACAATAAATAAGGTGGGATCCCATTGAGTTACAAAAGAATTTCCCACTGCTTCAAATACGAAAGCGTTTTGATCAAAAATAGTTGGTTGAGTAAGGGCTTCGTTTATAAGACCTTGTGTCACATAAAAATATAAAAATACATTTCTATATTCGGCTGGAAATATGTTGTTTGGAGTTGCAATTGAAATAACCATTCCAGGCTCAAAAACAAAAAAGTTATTTACATCTAGAGAAGGTACGGCAGAGGCGTTAAACCTCATAACGAAATCAGCTGTCACTGTGTTAACGAGAACTTGCCAAACGGGTTCTAAAGCCCTAGGCCTCCACACCAATTCAGTTACGTCATAGCTCATTGACGCATCAACAATAAAAGGCTCCTCAGTAGGCTTATCATACCCCTCTCTAAAATTAATATACGCCAACTGATTAGTTGGAAGATATTCTTGACAATCAGCCACTATTGGAAGCCTGTCGTAATTTTTTGAAAAATCCATTGCTGGACCAGTTGCCGCGTCTCCGTAAAAATCTACGAAATAAATATCATTGTCAGCCAGACTATCTAAATCTTTGTCAAGCTGCAAGAAAACCCCGAAAGGAACCTCAGCACCTTCAGACTCCCTATCGTATTGCTGTACGGCAAGATTGAATTTTCTGATTATGGAAGGACCTGTATTAAACTGAATGCTAATACCATTGTCGTTATTTAAAAAAACCCAGTTTGTTCCAGAAACGAGTTCCGATTGATTAGGCAAATCAAGATTTGAATACATTGACCAAACACCTACCTCCCCGTTTTCGTATATTGGCTGAATGATGAACTTAAAGAGTTTGTTTCTTAACTTGTTATCATTCCTTGTTGGATCAGTAAAATAAGTTACTACTGGCGGCTCCATCGGCCATTTAACGGCGTCAATGGTTCGTAAATTAAATATAGGATAGTAACCATCAAGAGCCTTGCGTAGATTGATTTGATAAGGAGGATTGAATAATCGATTTCCATCAGAATCATACATCAATGGATCCCATCGACCGTCCGTCCACTTTAAAATATCATCTATGACATTAGCGTGAAAAACTGGCCAATCGCGACTGAAATTAAGTTCGGTACTCTGTATAACACGAGTGTGAGTCTGATTAGTAATGTCGTAAACCCATATCTCGTGAATGAGATCAGCTTTGAAAACGAAGTATACAATGGAATTTTCTTTTTGCCACTGAGTAGCCCCTATAATTTGATCCTGAATCTCTATCGTCGCCGGAGGATTCGGGATTACAAGAGTGCCATCAGAAGTTTCTACCGCGTAAGCATTACCAGAATTGTATCCAAGTCGGCAATACGAAAAGTCACGGTAGTCACCCTTGGGCATTCCCTGCGGGGTGTCGTCGGTGTTTATTCCACCTTCAAAGGTTATGATCTCGTTGAACTGCATTATCCTAAGTTAAATTCAGAGCTTTGAGCAAGAGCATCAATCATTTCACTGAGTCGTGGAGCCTTGACAAGCAAGTTTGCGCTCCACTGAGCTGCCTCGTATTGAATCTGTAATTCTTTGTACTTAGCCTTATCCTCGCTACCTCCTTTGTGAAAGCAGTATTCACTCATCAAGTACAAACGGAAAGGCTCGGCATAGGCTGTGTCAATCAGTGTATTTTCATTTACCTCAGGCCCATTGGAGAAGTATTCTATTACCAATTGACCGTCGGGTATATTGTGACTGAAAATAATATTGTTACCATCTATACGATAGTAGTTCTCGTTTCGACCCCCGCCCACAGTGTAGCTTGGGAAGTTGTTAAAATAGCCAAAGTAACCAGTTGGAAAGAAGCCATCTAAAACAACGTCATCGTTCTTGTCACTTTCGCACTGGAAGAACTCCTCAGGATAGGTCAATGAAGTATCTGGTGTCAACGTCCAAATACGACGACCTGACTTCAACCCCACCTTGGAAATTCTCATGCAATCTCCGGGCATGGTAAACACCCGCGCCCCAGTGTCAATCTTACCGTAAATAGTTCTGAGCGATACGTTGCCATCAAGGGGAGACTTTTCACTCAAATAATCAATAGCCACCTGAGTCATCCATGTCAACTCTCGGCCAACAGGATTCTTGCCCAAACGGTATAGGGCTGAGGTAGCAATATATTTTATGTTCTTAATCGTCATTGATTAGTATACATTCTTGACGTATCTCTCGCCAGTTTCTGGGCGTCGATAGAGTCATTGTTTAAGTCATCTTGATATCCTTGTGTTGACAGGATCTGCAAACACATTTGGAATAGCATGGTTTCCCCCTTGCCTGTCTCATCGCTTGGGACGATCAAAACATCATCATCCTCCATTTGGTAGACGTTGGGAACCATTGTAACAGTCACATCTCCCGTAGGCTTTTTGTTAAAACGTAACTTATCCTTGAAAAGGATTGCTCCCGAATTGTTTCCTCCACGCAAGATGTTAATTGCCGTGGCTTCAGCCTTCGTTTGAACGATATAACCGTTGTCCCCTGTGGTTTGGTCCTCTACACTAAAGATAGCCATAGTCCCCGCGATGGGTTGTGGACTCAAGGTTACGTAGTAACCATTGGCGTCAGTAGCAGGAGTAAATGTATACGGAACCGCCATGTCGCTTGCCTCGTAAGGATCGCGTGAAACGATGTCGGCAAGTGCCATGTTCAATACCCTTGAAATGATTGAACGTGGGTACAAGCGGCGCAAGTCTTCCGGGGTGTCCCCGCCAGTCAACCTGTGCTGTATTAATTCTATGGCTTGGCGCTTGGTTATCATACTTTACTTGGCATTTGAGTCTGAATATTCCATTGGTTTTCATTACCAATTCCAACGTAGGTCTTGATCAAATCTGTCAAGTGGTCTACACAGCTTTCTGGATACTCAAATTCAACACTCAAACTTGGATCACCTGGAGCTGCTACAGTATTGTTGACGTGAACAGAACCCGGAGGTAAATATACGGGAATTCCGTTAATAATGTCGTAGTCAAATACAGGTTGAATCGGTTCTCGTATGTAAGTAAAGGTTATCCGTGGCATATACGGATAAATAAAATACTGATTGTTTCGTGTGACTAAAATCGGGTCGTTCTCCTGCGGGTTTTCTACTGGGCTTATGATTGAGTTACGCATCTTGGCGTCGAACTCATGTTGGCTCACAAACTCAATGCTTCGATAGTTTGTGTCATAAGAGCAGTTCTCGTTGAGTATCTCAAGGAAACTCGCAGTTGCTTGATACCAAATATCAGCAGGAATGTTCGCATATCCACCGCGCTCAGGTCGCCCTGGCAATACAGCGGTAAAAGACAGTGCTGGATATTGCGGAGAACCCAATGTCTTGATAAATGTCTGAAGATCACTAGTAATCTCTCGGTTTTCCTCAAAGTTGTCTACGAGCGTATTGAGATAACGCTGATTAACAATCTTGATAGCCCGATTAAAGTCATCGGGCGTGATGTAGCCGCCCCTCAGATCCTTTCCGGCTCTGAAGAGAAGCTCATCGTATATTTCACCGAGGTTAGTAGTCATTATGGGTAAACTTCAATTTTTATTGACGCCAATACTAATAAGCCGTCTTCATAATTTAGTGGCCCAGCTCCAGTTGCACCAGCCCCTAATGTTCCGACTATAACATAATTATCGGCAGTTCTCACGCCCTGTATCGAGCCGATATAACTAGTGGAGCCTCCCCCTCCGTAATTTACAAATACAGTCGTTTTATTTATCTTGAATGGACTTCCAGTAGCTTCACATCGATATAAACCAGCAGCAACTCTTCTCCACAAAATTGTTTCCCCCGTTGTATTTAATACAACTGTGGCTGTAGGGTCGGCTGATCCAGATTGGGTTAATATTGCGGTATAAATTTTTGGAACAACTAAGGCCGTTTCAGTAACCTGGCCCGAACCACTAGAATTTAACGACAAGAAGTACGTGGGGTTAGCTTCAATAAAGTTGCCTTGACCATACTCATTTAAAGTTGCTGAACCATTAAAGTTCAATGTCAATGCGGGGCTTTCTACGTTGGCGTTTTTAGTGGTTATTTGGAAGTTTGAATTACTTGCCGCAGCATTCACCCATGTACTTCTTACCGTGGAGGTTAAAGATGTACTTCCTGCTGCGTTTTCGGCGACAAATTGAATAGAACTTCCAATGCCATTCGCTCCAACTCCAGCGGTGTTTGTTGTAGTCAAAATAGCATTTATGCCTACGCCAGAAAATGGTTGGTTTACATTTAACAAAAGAGGAACACCACCTGTAGCTATTACCTCTAATGTAGAGTCATCACTCGTAAATATAAAGTCGTTTCCGTTTACATTTATTGTAGTAGATATATCAAGAGCTCCACCGAGAAGGACATCATTTCCAACCTTATTCAAACCATTTGTACCACCAAACACCGCAAGGGCATCAACCTGATTTAATTGAAGTTGAACATTATTGGCTGTAAGGAAGTTAGGACTCGGAACAGCCGGTACATCTATTGCATTAGGTGCTACGCCTGGCGCATAATATTCTTCCCATACAGCTGCACCTTCCGTATTACTCGTACAACGATAAATAATACCCGTATTAAAATCTTGCCATAGTGCGCCAATTTGAACACCTTGAGTAACATCTTCAGTGATTCCTGGAATGCCATTAAAGAGTCGAAACTGAAACGAAGCAATCAAACTTTCGATTACTGAAACCCCAGAGTTATTTGAAACCCAATAGTAAGTCTCATCATCACAACAAGCGCAATCGCATCCAGAAGCGTCAAGTTGAGCCTGAAGACAAGCAATTGCAGCCCTGTACTTATCAAGCTCCCCACAAGACCTATAGTTCATTGCCTCGATGTAATACATCAAAACATTGTCTACAAATACTTGGTACTTAGAGATTCTGTTACGAACAAGTTCCGCTTGATGAGCAGCTCGAAGGTTCTCAATACAAGGAACAAGTCCACAAAGGGTTCCCGCACAACTTACTTGAAACTCTTTAATGACTGATCTTGAGTAAAGAACAATAAGACCACTCGTTTGAGTCTGTTGGATTTGTTGTGTCAATGAAACCGTATACGTACCTGTTGCAAGCGGTGTTTCCACGCCTGGAGCGCTAGGATACGGAAGCGATGTAACTACCACATTGCCTGGGAACGTTGGGCTAAGAGTAGCCCATGATGGGTAGTTAATCGTACAGTTCAAACTCGCCACTACTTCATTAGCAGCAAGAGGAGTTGTATTTGCAACAGACCATGTCCCACTGTCTCCTACTTCGCAATCATAAATAAAGCTAACATCCGCGTTGACCTGTGTACATCCAGTATATGGATATACGCCATTAAGTTGAATGTTTGTTATATCAAAACCGAAAGAATCGAATGGAGGGTTAATAACAGTCGATGTTATTATTTCGACACCCGGATCTACAATTGGATCAACAGGGGTAATAGAAGCAATGACAACAGGCTGATCAACAGGACCTTCTAAAATAAGTGTATCTCCTGCCTCAAGGAAATTAGCCAACCAAAAATTACCATCGGTAACTATTGTATTAGGAAGAGTTATAGAAAATAATTGATAATTGGTTCCCGTAAGCCTTAATGAATATTGAATTGAATAAACACCATTAGCCACGTTACCATTAAGATCAAGTGGTAAATCAAAAGTGTAAGTAGGAACCCCATCATTGACAAAATCCCAGTTTTGCAAGTCAATCATGGGAGTTCCAACAGTATTCAAATCGACAATAATATCACCATTAAAGGTGATAATGCCCAACCCCTTTGCCTCCGCAATAAGAACATCGATTCCTAAACTAGTATAATCAGTTGAATCTATAACAATACCTCGCGGCTGTAACGCACCCGTGACTGGGTTGGTGTACGTTAAGTCAAACGAAAGGGTTACGGTGCTAATCATCTTTTTATAGTTTTCTTAATTTACCTAATAATTCTTCATTTACCTTGAGATGGTCAATCAATGCAAATGCAGCCTCGCTACCTGTTTGCGCTGACTCAAAAAATGGTGATTTCAACCACTTTGTTCCATCGCCTCTACGGTCGCGAATATACCACATTCCGTCTTCATTTTTGATAAAATTCTCACTTAAAAGTCGGTTTACCAACTCGTGGATAGTTTCACCCTCTGCTGATTTAGTTTGTACCGGCTTTGCTGAGTTGAGGATTTCGTAAGCGTTTTTCTTGAATGTCTCGTTACCACGCTTAATTGAATCGTGAAGAGCAACTCGGTTTTCCTCTTCTGTCTTCATGCGCTTCATCCCAAGACCATCTATCGCCTTCAAAACGACATCGTAAGCCGTGTCGAAATAGATAAGGTTTTCAAACTCACGTGTTTCGCGGGCCGTGTTAATTTTGTTTTGAGCAGCCTCTTGTGGCTTGTCGTATTCAAAAATTGACTCTTTTGCGTATGAGCATTTGTTGTCCTTAATAATTGGACACAAGTAGTGGAAATAAAACAACAAATCCTTTTGATTTGGATTTATCACCATTCCACTTTTCATTGTAATAATCCCTGATGGATATGTAAACTTCACTCCTTCACGAGTCATTTTTGGAGCAACTTCAGAATACTGAACAAAAACTTGATCCCCGTACTCTGGATCATAATAATACCCAGAAGCCTTCATAGGTCGTGGATTTGGGGCTGTGACTAACATTCTCGAACCAGCATCTCTATCTGAAGAAGCCACTTTGTGAATTTGTCTCATTGCACCTGGAACGGCCTTTATTTTTATTGGTGAACCCTTAAAAAAAGAAGGAAATGTTTCTCTTAGTTCTTTTTCTGCCCAATCTGGGACAGACATTGGTTGGTTTGTGTTTAATTCAAAAATCATATCGGTTTGTTTTTTTTTTAAAAGAGAGGGGCTTTCACCCCTCCCTTTTTATTATTGATTAGATTAAGAGTAGAGCAGACCGTATTTGTTTGCGTTAATGAACTTGAACGCAACTTCAGATACGATGTGAACTCCCAACTGCCATGCATCAGTCTTGTTAGCTGCCGCACGACCACCTGTTTGCCACATATTCATGAAAGCACCAGGCTTGTGAGCCATACGGATATACTTACCAAGATTACCCATACCGTCGTCTACGTTACCAGGAGCCATTGGCAAGAACACAGCGTAGTTGCTCCATGTTGAACCTGGGGTAGCGAAAGTTTGTGGGTTATCAAAGATACCCATACGAACGAGGTTGAAGTTCTTGTTATTGAACACAACAGTGTTGAATGAGTATGTTGAAGACATCAAGTCAGCATATGAGCCTTCACCCCAGAAAGTCTTCTCCATAGCAACTTTGTTGATGCTGATGTTAGCGTTCTGGTTGTGAACCAACAATGCTTGCTCAAGGGCAGCTGAAGTAACACCAGTTGTCCAAACCATGTAGTTCTTTACAGAACCATCCTGGGTAGTCAAAAGGGCTTCCAGTGCATAGATAGCAGCTTCATCCAAAGTACCAGCGTAGTCAAATGTTTGACCACGCTCAAAGATTGATGGAATCAAACCTGGAGTAGTTTGGAATGAAGTAGCAGTAGGACCGTTTGTTACCAAAGCGGTGTTAGTAGTCTGGCTACCAGCCATGAAGCTGTTAACGATAGCCACTTGGTGTTCACGCTGCAAGTAAATGATGTCGCGTGAGTTAGAGTATGGAGTTGCAGTACCATTCTCAAGTTGAGAGTACCACAATTCGTTATACAATGACTCAGAGCTAGTCACGATGTCGTGACGCATTGTTTGCAAGTATGATGTGTAAACATCATCGAACATGAACTTACCAGCTTGTGCTGTAGAGTTTTCAGGAACTGATACACCAACGTAGAACAAAGTTGCGTCATTAGCAATTATCACGTTACCTACAACTCCACCAGTTACAGGAGGATTCACAGGCTGAAGGGTGATAGTAACAGCATCTGGATCTTTAGCAATAATTTGATAAAGGATACCAGTTGCTGCATCACGCCAAATCTCGTGAACCGCGCACCAAGAGTAGAAGTTACCAGAACCAGCTGGCAATTCCTGAGCGTCAGTAGTTACAAGAACAATGTCATTAGATGCACCAGCAGTAAATGTTGCTCCAGTGTCTACTGTCATAGGAACTTCCATACGAGTCAATTCAAACCAACGAACACGTGGGTTGGTAGCGATTTCGCGGTTACCAATACCGTTCATGATTTGGTTCATAGCGCTCCAATATTCGTCACCGAATGGGAGATACGCTACTGCGTCAAAGTCTTCTTTAATTGCGTCCCAGTTGTTTTGGATACCACCAAAAGTCATCGCACCCGTTGACAACGGTTGGATAGGGGGACTCTGTACAAATGCCATTTTATTTAGCTTTTTTAATAGTTATTATGATTTTATTGTCTGTGATGGCAATGGAAGTCCTCTAGCGATTAGATCTTTTTGCGCTGGAGTTAAATCCCTGCTATCAACAGAATTTTTGCCTGCTCGGTTAACCGTTTTAGGTTGACCGTTGTAGACATCGCGTACCACCTTTTTTTCGGTTTGAGCCGTCAGTGATTTGGCTATTTGAACTCCTAGATCCCCAGACTGAACCTTATGAATGAGGACCTGGTTCGCTAACCAGTCACGTACCGCTTGTTTACCTTCCTTTGTGGTAGTATCAAAGGCTTGACCTAAATAACCTGCATACTGCGACTTCAAAATCGATTCGACCTCTTCGTTTGAAACTTTTAACGAAACTTCCGTATCGCCGAATTTGTAGGGGACCTCCTTTAGCTGTTTAGCATAGGACTCTGCCTCGCTAAATGCTAATGTCTGTCTTTCCGCAATCTGTTTTTGATTTTGGCTCTTTAGCTCTTTTGCAAAGGTAAAGGGATTTTTAACAGTTTCAACATCTTTTTTAGTCTTTTCAAGCATTTCGATCGCGTCGATTGCATCAGACTTTAAAAGGGCTGTAGCGTAATACTCACCTTCACCTAAGTTATATTTTTCACGAATGGCTTCCTCGATAGTCGATTGGCCAAGACGCTTGAATTTATCTGGGTTCTTTACAGCCTCAGCAAGCACCAAGGCCTTGAGAGGATCTTCCATCAAACTGTCCGCTGTAGAAGATACAATTTGATTGGCAATTGTGGAATTAATTCCCTTCTTGCCAAAAGCTACCATTGTCTTAGCCTCCTCAATACCACCAAACGGATCGTCCGCTTCTTGGAGCAAAGCAATTCCCTCTTCAATATCTTTCTGCTTTTCAGCCAACTCCTGTGCTAAACCTTTATAAGAACGGAGTTGTTCGAACTCGGTCTTAAATGAGTCTTCGCTGTCGTACCCGTAAGCGGAAAACCACGGCGAATCTACCGGGTTAACCTCTTCGTTAACTTGTTCGTTTACTTGTTCTGCTACTTGATCGTTTACTTGATCGTTCACTTGTTCGTTTTGATTTTCTAATTCGTTCGTTTCCATATGTTTTATACTCTACCTGTGATTTCGTTTCCTAATTCTGACTCTAGTTGTGCTTCGAGTTGTATCTCTTGTAGCGCTTGCTGACCCTTGAGAAGTTGAACTTGATAGTTTGAGTCAGCCTTAATCTTAGCAAGCTGCTGTTCCTTCATAAGTTCCATGTTAGCCATCTCGCGCTGCTTCATGATTTCAATCTGAGCAAGCTGCATCGCGGTTTCACGCTTGGCTTGCTCGGTCATCATGGCTGACTGCTGCTGACCTTGTATTGTCTGTTGGAGCATCATCTGAGCGTGTTGTTCCTCACGCTGGCGAGCTTCTGTCTCTTCAGCTGCCATAAACCATAGCGCCTCATCTACATCGCCGTTCTTCAGCATTTGAGCCACACGCTCTACGCTTGAAGGGCTAAGAAGTACAGCGCCGTCTTTGGTTGGCATCTGAGACATCTGCATGGCGCGTTGGAGGATGGCGCTCTTTTCTTTCTCATTTGGAAGAACCTTGCATGATATAGCGAGCTGATCCAATGACAGACCCTCAATATCGTCAAGGGCGTTTACCATGGTCTCTCCAATAATACTTTCGTAGAACTCTCTTACCTTTGGGTCAAATTCAATATCTATACGCGCCTGGTGTATAATTCTTTCACCAAGTTTCTGTTTAAATTGACGCTCTGACTCTCGAAGAGGCCAGTTGGCGTGATTTCCGGCAACGTAATCAGCTTCCATTACCCCAACCAATCGCTCTGCTGACTGATCGGGACTTGCGGCCATTGCATCAGGAATACCCATCAAATCCTTAATCATCATCTGGATGTTGGCAATCTGAGAAAGCCACTCCTGACCCTGAGGGCCAAGACCATTGTCCATTTCGGTAAGTGGTTGAGAAACGTACTTACCGGTAGCCGCATTAAACTTAGTTGCGACAATCTGAATACCGTTCTGACGGTGGACGTGCATGAGATCGAATAGATCGTACTCTACACCCCCAATCTTGATGTTAGCGGCCTCACCGACATCAATTCTATATCCCTTTGGAGCAGCAGCCCATACAGCTGCTCGTAATTTTAGTACAGCAAACATCAAATCATCAAGCAATCCTTTCACGCTACGTGTGGGGGACTGCCCATTGATTCTGTGAACAACGTAAGAACTCATTGGAGAAAGACCCTTCTGCATCTGGTTAGGTTTCTTTTTCCATCCATAAATGCGGTCTTGACCCGTACCTGAAATAATATAAGAACCCTCGTACCAGTAGTTACAAGACACCTCTTCATAAGTGTCATTTGGATTCTTTTTCTTGTCCTCTACGGGCTTATTGTTTCGTAGATAGCTAGTGTAACCCTGCTTGTTTGTTCTTTCTACATACTGCTTATAGTCAGTAGAAAGATACTCAAACTTCAATACGTAAACCTTGAAGTCCATCCACACCCAACGGTTAGTTGTTGCGTCCTTTCTTTCAAATGCCCACTGCGGAATGTTTGATACATTCAATTGATATGGAACGTAAGATTTAGCCATCGATTGGATTTCTTCATCTCCAAAGCCAGCTTCTTTTAGTTCACTGTATATTGATTGAATCGTCTCAACTTGAATGTGACCAATTGCAACAGGCTCATCTTGGTTGTCTTCATTCCAAAGCATAACCGTGCGAGCAGGGTCTACATAATGAAACTTAACCTGTCCTGTAATTGAATCGTTATAGAGTTTAGCAATTCTAAAGTGGAAGTCAATAGCATCACGGTTAAACTCCATGCGCTCTCCAGCCCAATTTGACGCCCTGAAACCTGACTCAGCAAGTTTCTCCAAGGCAACCTCATACTTAGTTTTAAAAAAACCAAGACGTTCTGCCATCTCTAGCATGGTCTCGTCCTTAGGGACAAATGGCAACTTGAACTCAGGAAGCCCAAGCTCTTTCATCAGCGGATTCGTAAAATTCGCTTTAGCGTAGATATCATACTTGTTGCGCTTCTTTTTATTGATGATATTTTTATCAAGAGAAACACAGTCAAGTTTATAATCGTTATCTGCAAGAATTGATAAAAGAACATTCGATAGTTTTCGCATTGGAGAGAAAATGTCATAGCTAATGTTAGCCATTGCTTTTCTCTGAGCCTTAGTCATACCTCCCCTTGTGCCTCCAGTATCAGCCGCTGAGTTCACGCTTTTAGGGCCGGTTGGAGATCCGTTAGTAAACCAGTTTTTGTACTTGTCACTTGACTGCATCCCGGCGCCATAATTTCTTGTCTCCTGCATATCAGGAAGTTGGCTATAAGTAAAATAAGTTCCGCCACTACAATAACGTGAATAAAGCGCTCTCGCACATCGCAATCCAAAATCAGGCTTTAACTTGTCAACTTCTGGTACGTTGTCATTAGGAAACAACATCCCACCAGCTAATTGGGGCAATATCATATTTTACGAATTTAGTTAACCACGACAAATGTAGTAAATTTTTTATTAAATAGTTGAAAACAATCATTCTACATCAAACATTGTAAAACTTCCCTTTATATCTATGGGTTGATAAACCTCCTTGTAAAGATCTGGCATTCTGCTTTTTATGGCCCTCATGCACCAACCGGTTGCGGCGCACAAGTCATGGTTTGTCAAGTCATCTATACCCCTCATCTGACTCCACTCCTCAACTATCTCCCACATTTTCACATACTTAACATTGTTATTGAAGAATGTCATGATGTCTCCAGCCATTTCATTTTTCTCTGCCTCGCCCGCCCAAACACCCGGCCTATTATCCTGTTTGCCATCTGATCCTATATCCTTGAGAAGGTATCCATCAAATCCATTATCCCTAAAGTACTCAACTAAAGCCTCTCCGTCAGGCCATTCTGGGTATACGTATGCACCAAGAAAAACGGCAGCCTTTAACCACTCCTCGTGATACTCGGCCTTATCTTCAGTTTGTCTGTTATAAATCAAAATCCAGTCATTACTCACCCATTCGTTTCTAGGCTTGTTATCTGGATCTACCTGACTGTCTCGCTTATAGAAAACCGCTGCGGCTGCGTTAGACTTCTTCTTACCAACAGTGTTTCGCTTGTGGAATTTAACGGGGTCACAACAGAGGAAAAACTTATTCATTACCGATGGATCTGGAGCATATATCGGTCCACGTGCTTTTGGCGGGATGTATCCCTCCTCTGGGGTAACAACAGTTTTTCTGTTACGCTGTTCGTGCGGGGGCAAATAGCTCATAGTCCAACTTCCCTTTGGATCATTATCCACAAATACATCTCCACCAAACTTGTCCCCCATCCACTTGAAGTTGATATTCGTGGTGATTGGAGTGCGTGAAAACTTGAGTTCAGATATGCGGTCACGCATCTTTTCGATAGGCATACCCATATCCTTGGGAATCACGGCGAAGGCTTGCTTCCAGCTCATTGGGAAGTTCTGCTGTAACTTAATTAGCTTCTGCCACTCACGCTTGCGCTCGAAATAGTCCGCCTGGTTTAACAAGTAAGACTTAGCTCCCTTGGTAATCCACTTGCCCTCGTTGGACATCACAGGTTCCTTTGGATCATCAATAATGCTCGCCCCGTACTCGTCGATGTATCCTTCTACCGCGTAGTAACCGGGCAGGAAGAAGTTGATGAGTCCAGATGGAGTTGTACCGTTCTCGTTGCGGTCAGAGAAGTGCGAGTCATTGGCAATATCAAAGAACTGCGCTCCACCCCCTGTGTCCATGTCACCCACTGTAGAAGGCATGATGCAGAACCCTCGTATGTTCTCCCCGCGTTCAATCGCTGGCTTCATCGTGTTATACCACCACGTCGGGATGTTTTGGTCCGCCGCTTTCGCATCCGTCTTCTTCGCCGGCTCGTCACGATAAACAAATGCGATTTCCGCCTCACCGTCCGCCGCTTTCTCCGTCGAAGGCAACGGCGTGATAAAGCACTCCATTTGTTCGGGGACGATTCCCGCTCTTGCTGCTGATGCGATTGCTCCTTCATACTGGAATCGCAAACCCTCCTTTGCTTCTATACGGCCTCTGTAATAGGGGCGGAAAAAGAAAGGAAGTTTGCTTACAGGTGTTTGAATTTGTTTGATGAATATCTTGTTGACTGCCTGATCCTCGTTCATCGCCTGGATGATAAAGGTCTGGTCGGGCATATTGAGTGTACCCCATGTGCAGAAGCAACAAGCAATAGCTGTCTTTGCGATACGTCGTCCAGAAACAAAGTTGATTCCGTGAACCGTTCGCTTTCCCTTCTTTACTGTGATGTTTATGTTTGGTTCTACAAAATACTCAACTCCCATTTCGTTCATTTCGTCCACTACGTTCTTGACGTCTTGGTTTGAATACTTTGTTTTCACAACACCATCTTCGCGATATATAATCTTGTGCTTGTAGAATGCATCCTCTGTGCTGTACGCATACATGAACAGGTGGAACATCTTGCGCTGGTAATCTCTGTAGTCTGGACGGTTATTGTTTTTACCAAAATTCTTTACAGTCCAGAAGTTCAGAAAGAAATAGTTTGCTCCATTGATGTAGGTAGGTTTCCCTTTAATGAAACACCAGTACCCAACATATCTGCGCTTGATTTGGAGCTTGATCCATTCAATCTCCATCGCATAATACTTCTGATTAGACTCTACCTCCTCGTAGATGTCCTCAAGACGGACGTCTCCAACCTCCTTATACTTGGACTTGTTGGTAGCGTGCTTCTTATTGAACACAACCTCGTAGATTAACTTTATCTTCTCAGGGACCTCTTGGTACTGGAACTTTTGCTCTTTTGGGGCGATTCCATACCCGTCAACATATGTAAAAGCCTCTTCCCTTGTAACCTCTCTCTTTAAATGGTGGGAATACCACTCCTCAAGACGCGGCAGCGGAATCCTGATCGTGTCCAACTCATCGTCGTCCTCGTGGAACGTAACGTACTTATCCTCCTCGTCGTATTCGTACTTCATGGTATTACCTCCGGGAATATTTCTTTCTTCTCACGCCATACCCGCGCATAGTGTTCGGGTTGAATACCGAGGTTCTCAGCGCGTACAGAGAAGGTAATTGCTTTCTGTAGCGTGATGCTAACCTCGTCGTTCATTATCCTGCTACGGGCATCCACAAGGGTCTGTCTCCAGCTCTCAAGACCTGCCTGGAAGTTCTTGTCATCATTAGACCTGTCCACAGGCTGAGTCAAGAGTGCACGTTGCAGGGCGGCTATTCGGATGTCGGCGGTACTCATAATCGAGTAATCCTCCGAACACTGTAGGCGCGTGAACGTGATGTAACGCTCCACCGCCCAGTCTACATTCATCATGCAGAGCTGGGCGTACCCGTTGTCTGGATCCGTGTCATCAACCATGATGTTCAGCTTGTTCAGAGTATATCGTTTGCGCTGGTTGATGTCCGGATACGCATCCTTAACGGGAGTACCTGGAGCGAACATATATATGAGATATCGAACAACCTTGTCGGCGCTAACCCCTTCTGGAAGATCATCTGACCTATCGAGAATATGGGCTTGACTGGCCAAGTCCGAGAAACGGTATATTACCGACTCGTCATCTGGGATGCCTTCAATGTTGTACGATATTTTACTAAAGTCCAGTTTTATCATTCTTCAAATGCAAGTATTACCCTTGACTGAAACCTAACCAAGTCAGTTGATTCAGCCATGGTAGAATCCAACTTTATTGCGTGATTCTTATTTAAACACACAATATCCCCCTTCTTTACAGAAGTGTTAGTCCACAATATCTTGTTAGTATAAGATGGATTTCTTTGTGGAGGCGATACAACTTCCACCCTGGCTATATTAGAATCTGGCAGGTATATGGAACCAAACTTTATGTCGTTTGACAACCTTCTCCCAATTATGTACCCATTAAGACCAATTATTTCATCACCACGCTTTGCGGCAAGGACTGTTCTGGTCGGTACACTTATGTAGGTTTTGTCTCCGATCACAATACCTCCTTCTCCGCTTTCTATTTTCTCCCTTGTGGACATAGAGTCAAACCAAACCTCATCACCAACAACCCCATCAAACTCGCAGTTAAAATCCCATCCACCGTTATTGGGATCTTTTTCTGGAAGCCTTACAATAACACCCCTTCTAACGGCCTGCTTCATCCTGTGGTCCTCCTTCTTATCATCCGCCTCCTGTATTTGCTTCCCATACAGTTCCATGTACTTTTTCTTAGCCTCCTTATCCTTGTAATGGCTTTTTTTCATTGAGTCAACAAGACTTCTAATTTCATTAGGATTGAAATCCCCAGTTTCAGACTTCAGGGAATGAACCAGCTTTAGTTTGCCTCCGTTAAAATCTATCTCGTCTTCAGTCATAGAATGGATTTGAACCAGGCACTCTCCATTTATCAACCTTATGGTGTTTACATCTATACCGTTAAAATTCATTTTGTTGATTTTTTATAAATGTCAAATAGGGCTTTTTGTGTATCAAAATTCTTTTTACCTACTGGCATCTTCTTTTTTATCTTATTCACGCCTCGTCTGAGTGATGAATATGTGCCAAATAAATTTATTGCGTCCCAATTACTCATCAATCGCTCAACATCTTTCATATCCACGTTCTCGCGGTCTATGTAGTATTGATAAACCTCAATGATCTTATGGTAATTATTTTTTGTCTTTGTCCTTATCATAATGCTCTTTCAGTTTTTGAAAATAAGTTGATCGCTTAATGCGAGTCTCAACTTGTGTTTTTCCTATTTCTTCCAACGTATTCTTGTATCTCGAAATGGCCTTTTCAACCTGATCCAAATCATCAGAACTGATGCTTGGATTGCAATACAAAAGATTTCTACGAGCAGAAGATGCCATTGGGGTGAAAATCTTCATCACCTCGTAAATCTCAATCTTCTCATCAATCATTGTATTGATAATAGATATCGCCCTTTTCCAGTTGTCTACCTTATTCATAAATAAACTGTACGTATGATGAGTGGATTGAATACATTTCAACTCCCTGCAATTCAACCATGTCTGGAAGTTTGGCAAGCGAAACTTTTTTACCGATCGCTATTTCTTCATCTACCTCTTTTCCAACGTGGGTAATTACAGCTGTTACGTTGCCCTTTTCTTTTTCAAGAACGTCAACAAATATTTTTCCGTCTGGTGGTCTCAAGTTTGTCATGCTGCAAATATACAGAAAAACAACACTGTGTCAAGTTCTTGCTTGGAAATAAGATTAAACAGTGTAAATTTGCGCTATGTTTATCGTTTCTATCGTACTTACAATATTTTGCATTTGGTTCATGATGAAGAACTCTATTTATGGCTGCGGAAAGCGGACCTATAAAACTCGCAAAGAGGCTGAGTCTCATTGTGATTACGACCAAAAAGTCTATATGTGCTGGGATTGCGAAACCTGGCATATAAAAAATAATGAAGAAAACACTTGACAACCTCGCGTGGTTAGTTTATGTTTGCCCAATATTTCACTCCTCGTTTGCTAAAGAACCACAGTAAACGAGGGTTGGAAGGTAATGAATTGCTCTTACCAACCTAAAGGCTCGCAAAGTGGTTCTTGCGAGCTTTTTTTATTTTATGAATACAGGACAAATTGTTAAAACCAGGAACGTGCCTTTTGCGATGGTTCCTACTGAATTTTTAAGGGACAAGTCAATAAGCCTAAAAGCAAAGGGGCTATTGTCATTTCTGTTGTCCCTCCCCCATGATTGGGTTATTTACAAAAGCAAATTGACCGATTACTCGCTAGATGGTAAGGATTCAATATCTAGCGCTTGGGACGAGTTGGAGCTTTTAGGGTACATACATTCGGTGCGTATAATTGGTAATGATGGGTTGTCAAGGGGATTTAATTACATCGTCTACTACGAGCCAACCGAGAGCGGTTTAACGGAAAGCGGAAAACCCGATATCCGAAAACCCGCCACTACATATATAGATAATACAAAAAAAGAAATAACATATAAATACTCTTTTGAGGATTTTTGGCAAGCATACAACAAGAAGGTGGATAAGAAACAGACCTTAACTGTATGGAACAAACTCTCTGCTGAGGATCGCATACTTGCTGTAGAAGGCGTGGGTAACCATAAATCGGGTCGCGAACCCAAGTATTGGAAAGACCCTGTACGATACCTTCGTGACAGAAGATGGGAAGACGAAACACAAAATAAAACAATAAAACAAACACCTATTCAAGATGACAACAATACATGGTAAGGTATCAATCTACAAAGACTTCAACGACCTGCAAGGACACCAAATTACTGTGCTGGGCGCACTTGAACGAATTCGGACTGGAAAATCAAAGGTACTTGTCGAACAGGCGAGGGAAGCCAAGACTAAGAAGGAGGCCGACGATTTAAAGAAAAAACTCCCCGCTGTATGTTTTAGTGGCACATTCTCCAAAAGAAAGGACTCCGAACTTGTCGAACACTCCGGATACATCGTGCTTGATTTCGATAATGTGACAAATATTGCCCAAAAGAGAAATGAATTGTCACTTATAAGTTACATCACGGCTGTTTGGGTGTCACCTTCCGGAAAGGGGCTGAAGGCTTTGGTCGAAATTGAATGGAAAACAAAACATAAAGAGCATTTTGATGCCTTAATGGTGGAGTTTCCAGACATTGATAAGACTGGCCGTAATGTTTCCCGCCTCTGCTTCGAGTCGTATGACACAGAGCTTTATTACAACCCGAACGCAGAGGTCTACTCCAAGTTGCCGGTAAATAAGGCCGATAAAAGGTTGCCCCAAAGCACAACTACGGAAACGATTAACGACGACGACAAGATATTCCAAAACCTTCTTACGTGGATGACATCAAAGGGTGATGCGTTCCGCGAGGGGGAAAGGAATCACTTTGTGTTCAAGTTGGCTGCAAGCTGCTGCCGGTTCGGGATGCTTGAGGAGACCTGTTACAACATGATGATGACCTACGTTGTGCCTGATGCTAGTTTCAGCCAACGCGAGTGTAGACAGGCTATTCGTAGCGCATACAGGGCCAATATGAACCAATGGAACACAGCCGAGTTTACCAAGGATCAGTTGGTTAGTAAGACTAACCGAGTGGAGGTTGACATTGTAATTACCGCAGAAGATGCGGAGAATATTGCGGCGAATGACGTGATTTATGCGGAAGAAGTTATGGAGCAGGCTTCCGACATTTACTTACACGGATATCGTGCAGCTCAACCTCTGGGTGTTCCACTACTTGACAAACACTTCAAAAGAGTGAAGGGCGATTTAACAATTGTTTCCGGTATAGGGAACTATGGTAAGTCGTCGTTCATGAAGTGGGAGATGGTGTTCCGAATAGTCAGATTCGGGGAGAAGGTGGCCATATTTACTCCTGAGGAATTACCGGCGGAGCAGTTCTACCATGACCTTGTGGAGATCTATTTTGGGAAAGACTGCACACCCAACAACCCTAACCGTCCGTCATACGATATGTACATGAAGGTGTACAAGATGATTGGGGAACACATCTTTATGGTTTATCCCAAGAGTGTAAGCCCTACTCCCGAATACGTTAAGGAGGTATTCCTTACCCTCATCGTCAAGCATGGTGTGGAGCGAGTTGTCATCGACCCGTTCAATCAAATGGCAAATGATTATACGAAGGGAGGAGGACGCAGCGACAAGTACCTGGAGACGTTCCTGTCGGATTGTACCCGGTTCGCACGAAAGAACAACGTATACTTCGACATCGTGGTCCACCCTCACAAGATGAGGAAGGGTGATGACGGCAACTACCCATGTCCGGAGGTATTTGACCTTGCAGACGGTGCGATGTGGAACAACAAGGCTGATAACATCCTAATATACCACCGTCCGTTCGCTCAGACAGCCCCAGAAAGCCCGATCTGCGAGTTCCACAGTAAGAAGATCCGCCGACAAAAGATCGTGGGTATAAAGGGCTTCTTTGAGTTTCAGTTGCAAAGGAATACCCGCAGGTTTACGTTTGATGGGGTTGATTACCTACAGCAGGCGATTGACGGCAGATATGTGCAGGCCGCTATTGAGGAACCAAAGACCTCTGCGATTAAACCAAATAGAAACTGGACCGACTCTAAGGAGGCCAAGGAATGGAACGAGGATATCCAGCATCCAAACGGATACAAGGAGGCTTGGGAATAATTTAACATTTTTTTTCTTGCACAAAAGAAACACATATGCTACATTTGCAAATATAACCAATTAATTAATCAAAAAATCTATGGGATTAAATCAAGGTGGTTCATCAAACCGTACTTACCTTAGTATTTCTAACGGTAAGATTGCCAAGCGTGTCGCAGAAGGCACGGCAGGCTCAATTAAGTGTAACAGCAAAGACGGTACTAAGATTTGGTACGAAGAGCGTTACACATCTCTGTCAGGATATATTACAGACGTGTTCAAGCGAGTGTCCGAGCAAGGGTATGGCGATCAGCTCTGTGTTGTTCTGAAAGATGGTGACAACGAGTATCAGATTCAGATGCCGTGGAGTTCACGTTACTCATCAGGTTTCTTTTTGTCAATGCCTAACATTGATGCAGGTAAGGAGATTACTCTTACCCCGTGGTCAAAGGAGATCGACGGAAAGACACGTACCATGTTGTACCTGCGTCATGGCCAGGAAGACATCAAGTGGGGTTGGACTAAGGACAACCCAGGCAATATGCCTGAAATGAAACAGATCAAGGTAAAGGGACAGGTTGTGTGGGATGACTCAGAGCGCCAGGAGTTCTTTGAGAAGCACCTCAACGATATTTTCCTTCCCCAAGTAAAGGCGGTTAGCTCTGTAAAAAAGTTGGATTCATATGCTGCCCCGCAGGTGGTTGAAGATCCGGACGATGACGGATTGCCATTCTAATCTTAACCAAGAGTCGTGGCGGGGGATAAATGCAAGCAAACCCGCCACGGCTTAACTAAACAAACGAACAATGAGATATACATTCAAAGACCTAGTGGACATGGTTCCGGTTACAAGACGAGCGGAGTTCACGAAGATTTACGAATACCTACACAAGGTAGATAATCCGCATGAAAATGAAATATTAGAAAAGGTTAGCAAACACTTCAATGTTGTTACTGCGGATATCAAGAGTGATAAGCGTTATGCTGACATAGTTTTGGCTCGCCATGTATACATGGCTGCTGTAAAAGTTTGCTCTACCAAGAGTTTAGCAGAGGTTGCCAGAACAGTTAACAAAGATCATTCAACTGTCTGTCACGCAATCAAAACCGTGAGGGGTGATTACTCATACAACGCGGTACGCCGCAATAAAATACGTCACTTCATTGCCGACCTAGATCCAACCAAACAAGAACTTTTATTAGACTTTTTCAATGAACGGAATCCAGATATCCTTGCCTCCTACTCCATCGACATCGACCGAGTTACAGCACCTTCGGAAACTAAGGCATAAAATGCTGAAGGCTGACGCCAAATACCCTAAAAAGAAGGGTGTGTACAAGCCATCTAGAGATTACAAGAGAGATTACAGCCTTATGAGGTTGATTAATAAGCGACTGTATGAACTTACAGGTAAGGATATGTACCTTTGGCTTGGTGGACAATTTAACGAACTTAAAAAAATAGAAGATGGGCAGAATTGAAATCAAAGATGCAAGACGAACAATTGACGGTAAAAAGATTAACGCCTTTCGTGTTAGAACAATTGGGGAAAACAACGAAATATTGCAAACCTCAGAAATACTCAATAGCACTGAGGCCGTTAAGAAACATATCCGCGCAATGGCTTTGGCTTGGGGAACTAGTGGAGATTGTGAGATTATCGATTGTACCTACCGTGGAAAATTCGATGGCAAGTTGATTAATCTTGACCAATACGATAAGCTAAACTACGGACTTATTTCTTAGAAGACTTTCCGTTATGACCATTCCTAGCCCTATTAGAAGATTGCTTTTCCTTAACTATCTTACCGGACTTGGTGTGGGACATATCCTTTCCGTCGCCATTACCGTAGGTATTTGCCTTGCGGTTGGCGCGGTTAAGGGATGCTCGGTACTTTTTCCTTTCTTCAGTCGAGTGATATTTTTTATCATAATCGGCTTTCTTTTCTCTGGACTCTGCATTACTTGCATAATGCTTGGCAGACTTAGATTTCCCCAAAGATTTACCGGCAAGTTTATTTCTCATAGCCACTAGTTTTAGCAAAGATAAATTAAAATCACCCCATAATGTCAATCATTGAGTCACGGATATTCGAGCGGTTTACCTGGGTTGAAAATGGAGAAAATAAAACGATGTATATTTGCGTCCCAGCGACATTGATCATAATGGGAGACATAACCCCAAAAACACAATTCATATTTTGGAACTAAAAAAATCATTTATTCGACATATGTTGGAGCTTCCCAACATTACACTCACGTCATTCCTTGTTGCATTTTTTATTGGTTTTGCACTTTCTATTGTGCAAAAAAACTATGCAAGTGCATTGGGCTGTGCATTAACGATTGGATCAATACTCCCAATCAAATACATGGCTTGGAAGAGGGGAATGAGGTCAGAAAATAAAAAGCAAAAAGTCATCGTAATCAAAAGAAAATGAGCAAACTAAAATGTTTGTTGATACATTTGCTGAGTTGCGTTGTTGTGGCGCAAGTTCAGTTTGTTTTAATCATTTCGTTTGTGTGAACCGCTCCTGATTAGGGGCGGTTTTTTTTCGGTGATGGTGATTATATTTGCAATATATCAACTAAATGAAAAATAACGTACAAAACTATCTGAACATTCTCAACGATTCGCGAGACCTAAGTCAGAACAAAAAACTTGAAGAGGAATGGCACAAAACCGAAACTGGATGTAGCCTAGATTCCTTTAAGAGATCTTTTATGGCATGGAAAAAGAAAAACTCACATAAAGAGCCGGTAAAAAAGGCTCGACTAAAACCACAAGCAATAGTAAACGCATTCGAGGAAATCATTAATGAGCTGATGCCCGAAAATAATCCCTTGGGTCTTCCAGATTCAAAGGAGAACAAATACAATCCGTATAAATTTCCAGTCAATCATAATGATATCCTATTTCTCACCGACATTCACGTACCATATCACAACATTCCTGCCCTCACAGCTGCACTCAAGTACGGCCTTGAAAATGAGGTCAACACAATCTACATTAATGGGGACCTCATCGACTTCTACGCGATCAGCCGTTTCCAAAAAGACCCGCGCAAAAGGGACCTCGCCACAGAAATCTACATGGCAAGAGACTTTCTCTACACCTTGCGACGACTGTTCCCTACACAAGCAATATACTTCAAAGCAGGAAACCACGATATCCGCTGGGACCACTACCTGATCAATAACGCATCGGACCTTGTAGGAATTGAGGAGTTTTCCCTGCAATCTATCCTACATCTGGATAAATTGAACATCACGTTCATTCCAGACAAGCAACTTGTTAAAATGGGCAAGCTGGTGGCGTTACATGGACACGAATTCGGCTCAAGTATGTTCAGCCCAGTAAACATCGCTCGTGGACTTTATCTCCGGGCCAAGGACAACGCAATCTGCGGACACCACCACCAGACATCGGAGCATACCGAGCCAAACATCAACGGGAAGGTTACAACCTGCTGGTCGGTGGCCTGCCTGTGCGAACTCCACCCTGACTATATGCCAATTAACAAATTTACACACGGATTTGCACACGTAAAAGTATTTGATAATGAGGATTTTGAGGTAACAAACTACCGCATCGTAGAGGGTAGAATTAAATAATCTCTCGTAACATTTTTGTGCGTGTTTTTGTTACGGGCCGGTGGAATTTTTTTCTGTATTTTGCAGTATGGAGAATCCGAGGATCAAATATCGCAAGTTGGGCAGGGAAAAGGCTAGGGGTCTTTACCATGAGGACGGCTTGATTGAAATTGATCCGCGTCTCCCCGCAAAGGAACATCTAGAGGTAATAATCCACGAATATCTTCATCACGAGTTCAAACATTGGGATGAGCAGTATGTTGAAGAGTACGGGATAAAAATCTCAGACTTCTTATGGGCGCTTGGTTACAGACGAGTAAATTTGGACTAATATGCTGAGAGTCATACTACCTGTGGTGATTGATACCGAAGAAAAACGGTTGGCTGACTTGGTTGGGGTTACTCCCGATAAGTACGAATGCGAGCCTGCTATATTCTACAGCATCGATAATGTACGACCCTATCAAAATTACAAGAACCTATGTATGGTAAGTTCCGGTGGTGACGACTTTATCGTAGGGCTTTCTATGGAACAGGTAGACGAGATCATTATGAGCGACGTGAGCTTTATGTTTAGCGCAAATTAATGTTAAAATCCTTGCATTAACTCCTCTCGTGTTGTAAATTCGCCACATAATTAAACGAAATGAACGATCTCGAAAGAAAAAAACGACTGATTGTGACCGCATTAGGCGCACAACAAATCTATGCCCAGTGTCACGACGAGTGTGTAGACTTGAATTTCTTCAAGCATGACCTCAAAATGCACTCAAAAAACCTTATTTCTAAGCTGGAACGCGAGCTTATGCCCGTGTTTAAGCTCATGGGAGACATTGAGGGTGGTGATGCGTACCTAAAGACGGTAGATTTGATGGAAATCACGCTCCAGAACCTCGCAACCTTGCAGGTAGAGTATTGGGAGGTAGTAAATCAAGGAATTTCGGACATAAAACGACAAATAGATGAAAAGAACCAAGCAAGCGCTGAAGGAGCATCTAATCCAGCAGCTAACGGAGTGGAGACCACAGATGGATCAGGATCTGATCACCACGGTGGTGAAGAACAACCTGCCGGGATTGAAGTCGATGAAGATGGACGAAGTGGAGAATCTACTCATTAAGTGCAAGGATGACCTTTCCCCCTTCACCAATCCCAGTTACGACTCCCCTTGGAGACGGATACATCCTCTACATAACGGCAGGGGGGATGCTGGAAAATGACGAGATAACGGTCGTTCTCCTAAATGGAGGGGAAATCAAGCACTTTACCAGCGATCAGGTGCGTGTGTGGAAAAATTCAACCTACGAGATACATGAATAATTACGTAATAACGGTTTGGGACGGCGATACGCTAGTTCACAACGCCAAGGCAAGGGCTAAGACCCCCGAACTGGCCAAATCCAAGGCCCTCAACGACTGCTGGAAGCTGGATAAAATGATGGGAACTGAACGAAACTGGCATAAATACAGATGGGACATACAAGCAACGATAAGCCGATAAAACACGCATCGGACCTTCTCAATGAAGTGGTTGTAGACTTGATCATGCGTGAGAAGAAGGGATACTCCGAGTACAAGAAGACAATGGACCGGAATGACCTAAATCAGAAAGAGTGGATTCAACACGCATACGAGGAGGCGCTTGATCTGGCACTGTATCTCAAGAAGATTATGAAGATGTAGTCACAAATATTTGAAGAATTGTAACAAAACCTGTAACAAATTTTTACCAGATTTGTTACAAAAACAAACGAAATGAACAAGAAGTATAACTTTTTTAACAGCCGGGAATTTGAAACCCTGATCCCCTACCTGGTCATGATTGCCCTAGGGGTTGCAACATTCTACCTCATTCAAGTATGTGTAAATCTAATGTAAGAAAAATGCTCCGGATGGTCCGGTGGGAACTCAACAAGCCCCACTGGGTCACCGTGGTCATTTACTACCTCATCCTAACCCTAATCTACATCCTCTTCATATGGACATTTACATCACGGGACTAATGGCCATGTGCGCCCTGTATATTCTAGCATACGCAATCGTCAAGATCGTAGAGCGGTCTGACAAATAAAAAAACCGGGAATTACCCCGGCTTTAGTCGTAACTACAACGGGCCGTCTACACAACCCGTGCATCTTTAACAATCCCACTTGCGAAGAGCTAACGCCTTCCGAGTGGGTTTGCCATTTGGTTTCTTCATGGGACCAGGCATACCACCCATCCTTGCACAGAACGACTTACGACGAGCAGCAGACTTGGGTGATTTCTTGGCCTGTTTAGCAGACACCGGCGGTTTCAACGTACCTCCAGTCTCTCGCTTGTAAGCAGCTCGACCCTTAGCGTTCAAACCTCCTTCGGGATTCTTGCCTTCCTTACGTTGCCATGCTGGTGACTTGGCCATTATTTTACCTTTGTTGTTTTCATCATCAATTGTTTCTTTGGAGTAGACCCAGAAACCTTAACAGTCTTCTTCATTAGTTGCTTCTTGGGGGCTGATGATGAAGTTTCTCTAGACTTTTGAAGCGCTTTTTGTGTGTTCTCAGACCTCATTTGATCGTATTTTGAACGAATATCTGGAGGTGTTTGATAAGTTGGTTTTGTATTAGAGGTAGCGCTAGAGCTATTAGTTTTTTTTGGATCCGTCTGTTTTGCTTTGCGAATTGCCATTGTGTTCGATTTTTAGATTATTTGTTTTTCTTTTTAGCGGTCAGCTTGGACTTGATAAAGTCCTTCAACTTAGGCGCACCCTTGCTGCCGGGTTCCCTCATCTTCTCGCCTGATCCAGCAGCAATTCTCTTGCGCTTGGCGTTGATGTTTGCGTATAATCCTGCTTTTGCCATTATCCCTGTCCCCTTGTTGGTTTAACATTCTTATCCTTGGGAGACTTTCGCTTGAAAGGCTTCCCCTCCTTGCGCTTGCCAAAGGTCATCTTGGCCCCGTTTCCTAGTGACTTAGCCATTACTTCTTCTTCTTAGCAGTCTGCTTCAAGTATTGAGCCTTAGCCATCTGGCCCTTAGCCTTCGTCTCCTGACGAGCAGCACGAGAATACAAACGCTCGGCCTTCTGCTCAGCAGTACGACCAAACTCATCTTGAGCAAAGTTAGAAACCTTATTCGAACTCGGAGTCGTCTTGCGAATGGCCTCAGCCTTATTCCAACTCTTCTTAGCACGGTCCATTGTCTTTACCGCACGCTTCTCAACGCGACCAGCGCGTCCACCATTTGATGATTTCATTATTTATTTTTCTTAGTTTGATAACGATATGCCCTAGCCTGGGATACTACACCCATATTGGAATGAGTAAAATTCTCACCCGGCTTCTTTACAGTAACCGAACGCTGCTTATCTATTCCAGGACCATTGACAGTCTTCTTTGTAACAGTAGTCTTGGTAGCCGGGTTAGACATAGTCTTTGTCTTACTCCTTGTAATCCCGCCTCCCAAATCTCCAGTTGATCTGGTCTTGGTCATGTTACCCTTGACCTTAGTAACACTCTTGCCCTTATCCGAAACGGTTTTCGTCTTACTCTTCACGAGCTGGCCATCACGACCATAGACCTCCCGACTTACTTTTCTACCATCATCTGATGTACTCTTTACAATGGTACGACCAAGAAGGTTCTTTTTAATTTTTTCAGGCATATCCCTAGATTGTTTTATGATTTTTACTTTGAGTATGAAGGCTTTGGAGGACCCATCTTCTCTAACTCCTCACGCTGTTTCTTCGTCAGGTTCTTCATCGCTGGCGCATTTTCCTTAACCTGCCCAATCTTCTTACCCCATTTTTTAGCCTCCTTAGGGTCCAAAACCTCGTTCTTCTTGCCGGTTGTAGCAGACGAAGTCTTGCCCTCCTTTACATCCCCACCAGCACGAACCTCACCTCGACCCTCTCCACAAGGCTTAGCGTCATCACGTCCACAGGTCACCTCGTCATCCTTCTTCTTCTTCTTCAAGAACTGGCTCACGTAGCTGGCCCCAAACATATTGTCCCGATAGTCTTTTGATGCAGTCATAACCCTTTTTTTTTACAAATATATGCAAGATCGTCTATGATCCAAAAAATTAGACATTCCTAGACATTTTTAGACATTCTGGAAACCAACTAGGGTTAGGGTCCTGTAAACTCAGGATGGTTGTAAACCTACTAGGGTTGGGGTCACCCCCCACGGCAGGTGGCCACGCGACCCACTCCGAAGTCGATTTAGCAACAGGGGTGGGGTACTTAACACACTGATTTGCAGCCTGTTATGTCACCAAGGCCAACTGCTTGACCCTCAGGTAGATACCGAGACCTGACCACGGCACGGAGCGCGGCAACTTGTCTCCGCCCCGTGGAGAAAGTAGACTAACCCATTGATAATCAACCTGTTTGCATAAACATCACAACGTGTTAAGTATCAGCACGTTACACCATGCATGACCATGCCCCACTAGATAGCCCGCAGACCCTAGAACCCGCACGGCCTGACCGCCTGAAAGCCCCGCCATTACTGCGATGCGTGCAAGGCTCGGAAATTCTACTTGGGGTTACCTGAATTGGGGAGACCTAATGTGCGAGCGCGCATGAGTGCTTTGTATGCTCTTTGCCTGTCCTTATGCTCTATGTGTATTACCTAGGGGATATCGTGGCTGATTTGCCCGCGCATGGCCTGTCGATTGCCTGCTCCTTGGCTTGCCTGTTTACCCCCTCTGACGTCTCCTGATTGACCCCCTCTCTGAGGACTTGCGTACAGGAAAAGTTGTCCTATTAGATAACTTCTGCCTGAATCCCGCGCTGTGCCTGCGTTTCAGAAGGTTTGATTTTCACTTTGACCCTCTACAACCCGCATAAACACTGAGGTCTTGTTTTACCCCTGTTTTTGGCCTGTTTCTACCCCTGTCTGATACCCTCTGACCTACCCTGAAATGCTCATTTTTGACTATTTCCCGCCGGCCTGAATCCCTTGTCTGACGCGGCTTTCAGCACCATTGCTCACAAAGATAGTCAATGTTTTCGCGGCTTCCAAGAAAAGCAAGAAAAAAATGAAAAAAAAATACGCTCTACAACCCGCGTCAATCCTAGAAAAGTGAAAATAATTGAAAAAATATTTGCAATCTACTTTTGGCCGCTTGTGGCGCGGGTTTCAGAAGGTCACGTTTCTGAACACCCCGTAAACACATGTAGTTTAGAGCGAGTTTAAAATTTGGATTAGAACTTAGACTTTCACCTATCTTTGCCCCGTTCAACGGAACAACGGAGTGCTCAAATCACCCGCAATAGTAATACCTCGTGAGACGTGTGAAATTGAAAGATAGCTAGCAGTTCTGATTCCCTCTCTGCAACAATCAAAAGAGGGTGAGCGCTTAGGCAACGAAGCGACGGGAGTTCGCCCGCAAATAGCCGACAACATTCGGCAACCTGTCAGTAGCAAGGTTAGGAGCTACAGGTTAAACGAACGAGAGCC